ACTCGCAACCACCTCAACCAGAAGGACGGTGGCCCCTCCGTCATTGCCACGTCCGACCTGTCAGACATCCGCAACTACCTCGACAACGCGAAGCGCAAGCCATGATCGCCTTCGCATTCGGCTTCCTCGTCTTCAGCCTCGCGTTCTGGCTCAACTGCGCCATGATCTCATGGTTCTTCAGACCACCCCGATCACGCAGATGAGCAGACCCGCAGACACTTCAGTCCTCGGGGCATGGATGGCCCCCGCCGGTGGCGGGGCCATCCAGCCCCTTGAGGAGCGCGTTGCTCCTCAGACTTGTTTCGTTTCTTACTTCCATCAGATCTTCGAAAGGATCTAGATATGCCTACCCCCAAGTTGTTCAGCACTGTCGTCAAGGCCAACAGCATCGTGACCGCCTCGTGGCTCAAGGAGCCGGGCACCTACCTCATGACTCTCCAGTCCGTGAAGGAGACCACGACCGCCACGAGCGGCACGCCCTGCTTGCGCGTCACCTACCTCACCTCCGACAAGAAGCAGATGGTGACCGACTCGGTCCTCTTCACGGACAACGGCATCATCGGCATCGAGAAGTACCTGCAGTCCGCCGGCATCGACCTCAACGAACTCGGAGACGCCGAGGTCGAACTCTTCGATGTGGTCAACGACCTCAAGGGTCGCGAGTTCCAGGTCGTGACCGAGCGCATCGACGACGGACGCATCGTCGTGCGTGGCCTGCGTCAGCCTCAGGCTCGCAACCTCAAGGCGGTGGTCCGCACCAACGCCATCCAGCCCAGCGACGCGAAGAACGCTGGCTGATCCACTCACTACCACGGCCTCTGTCCCCCCACGTCCATCGCTCGATCGGCGTGGGGGGACATGCCTCTACTACCCCATACACACGGAGACACACATGCCACTCTGCATTCCATACATCGACGATGAGATACGCCTCGTTCGCCAATCACGCGTCTCGCCCGCAGACCTTCGTCGCCTAGCCGGCGACCTAGGCATCGGCTCGAACGTGCCATGGGAAGTTGACATGCGAGACCACGCATTCACCGACCCATCGCCCGTCGCACGGGTAGACCGTGACTCAGTGGACACCCCCAACCTAGGCCGTCGCATCTGCGACGACGAGCGTTTGCTCCACCTCCGCCGGTACAACCGGATGCTTCGAGCATGGGCCGATAAGATCCTGCTCGACGCAGGCGAGGCAGACCTCATCGCCTGGTCCACCGGTACCATCGCCGACTCGTTCCTCGTGCTCGGCCTCAGCCGTGCAGACGCACGTCGTATCATCCGACGCGAGCACAAGCGCAGCGAGATCGACGACTTGCCCGCACGATGCAAGGCCATGCGAGGCAAGCGATGGTCCAAGACCACACGTGATCGTGACTCCCGTTGGTTCACCCCGCACAACTTCAGGAGGACACCCCGTGCCAAGTGAGGCAGCACTCTCCGTCGTCTCTCTCCACCTGATCCCAGGCCAAGAACTTGTTCGGTCCTTGGACTCAAGCCACCTTGCCTGCGTCAGCGATGGCAAGTGGAAGACCGGCTATCATCCAACCCAACAACTGATAGACGGCATCCTCAAGTGGAGACTTGAACGTGCCCTGATCCAAGACGCACTCCCATTCCTCTCGTCCGACGAGCGAGAGTTCCTGATGACCGGGATCACACCAGCCCAGTGGAAAGCCCTGTTCCCTGAGCCAGCCACGCCGGCTGATCCCTACTGATCCGTGTCTCTATGGCCCCTGGCTCCGCTTCCGTGGAGTCAGGGGTTTTTTATTCCACCGTCCCCCCATAGTTCCATCGGAGCTACCCCACAAACCAACATGCCCACGACCAAGACCCAGGCTTGCGGTGATTACACCGTTATTCACCGCATCCCCCACACCCACCCAGACAACAAGACGAGTAGCGTTTCATGTCGCCTGCGCCCGGCGCGCCTGCGGCGGCGCCGGTCTCCGGCTCTCACTCACCTCTTACCAGAAAGGAGCAACGATGCAGCTACCCAGCATCTACATCCCATGCTCAGCAAGCAGCATGAACGTTCGTTCCGCACCTTCCTCCGTGCGGCACGCATGCGTGGTCAGCCTTGGATCACACTCGTCGATGCCACCACACCGGATGGCACATCATCCCCAGTCATCTGCATCCTAGGAGAAGACAATGCGGAGTCCATCCTCGTACCTTACGCGATGGTTGTATCGCCTATCACCCGTCCGCTCCTCTCCTCCCTCGTCTACCCCGCCCACATCCAGCCCCTCATCTTCACCGGCAAACCCCCCGACAATCAATGACGCGACCGGCGACTTCGTCTGCCCGTTCCTCATGCCCCAGTCCGAGGAGATGACCCCGCCCTACTACCTCGACGAAGATCCATCCGCCCCACTCACCGATCACTTCATCGACCACCGCCATGACTAAGACTCCACTTCCTATCCTCCTCCCCGCACACCCGTCGTGCACCGAATGCGAGTTGCATTCAGGAGCCAGGAACCCAGGAGTCCCATCGGTCCACCTCCCTGAATCCCTGCCTTTCAGCAGAACCACACCCGTCGTTGCCGTTCTCGGCATGAATCCGGGGCTTCAGGAGGACAGGACCAATGCCCCATTCGTCGGCCCATCCGGCCGCCTACTGCGTGACGTGTACCTGCGTGACATCACACCCAACGCTTGCGTCTTCCTGCTCAACACCGCACGCTGCTATACCCACTCATCCTCCCCGCCCAAGCCCCGCCACTTTCGCGCCTGCTTTACCACCCACTCCTCACTCGACCTGACCTCCATCGCCGGCGACCTAGCCCACGACACACCACGCATCCTGCTCTGCGCCGGCGCCCATGCCCTCTCCACCACCACCAAGTTCTGCGCCTCAAAGCCCTGGTCCTTGACCTCCGCCTTCACCCGGCAAGGTACACCCACCAACTTGTGGGGGGACTGGCAACTCTTCACCACCTTCCACCCAGCCGCAGTGCTCCGTGATCCCAACCTCCTTCACCCCGTTGCCGATCACATGACACTCGTGCACGCAGCACTCACGGGGCAGATGCCTGTAGCATCCAGCCCTCTGCTCGTCCCTCCCTACCTACCACCGGAGGATCCATCATGAGTTCGTTCTCTCTCCCCGCTTCCTCGCTCGCCACATACGCCAGCTCGAAGAAGATCCCCACGTGGATCATCGCCATCACTCGGGTGCTCGAGGTGTTCAGCCACGCTGAAGATCCATACGACATCAAGATCAACGGCTCATGCGACATCGCAACCCGGCCCCCCACCTACGTCCCATACGGTGACACCTCCGTGATGCTTCACGATTCCTACGACGAGATCACGGACGTGGAGATCACGCTCATCTCTTGGTCAGGCGACTCGCACTCCGAGGTGGTCGCCCTACGCACCATCGAACCCGACATCCTCAAGGCACTCAACCAGCTCGTCTCTTCCTACCTCGACAAGTATCCAGACGAGGTATCCGACGAGGACTACGAATAAGGAGAACCCATGACCAAAGAACCATCAAACCTTGACCTCGCACGTGAGGCAGCCACCCTACTGTCCAACATCAAGAGGGAGCATGCCCTCGTCATCAGTGCAGCAGAGGAGTCCAATGACTTGTGGACTGCCAATGCAATCTCCAACTTGAAGGACGCGACTCACCGTCTCTCGGAGATTCTCTCCACCCTGATCTCCCGATCTGCAGGTGAGTGGGCCACCGACCTGCTTCAGCACCAGATGTCCAAGGAGTTTCCCAACTGGCCACACCCAGGTGCCCACCCCTACCGCTAACCTCCCCCGGTATGAAGATCATTCCGAAGTCCCACCTTCGACCCATCTCCGACGGCTACTCACGACGCCAGACACCTGTCAACCCAACCGCCCCACTCCGCACCCAGCGTGAGGTGGCGACGATCCTCGGTCTCACCCCCGCCCAAGTCGCACACGCAGAGAGGCTCGCACTCCTGAAGATCCGCGCAGCCCTCTCGGCCTACGGCTACAACAAGGACACCACATGACCATCGAAGAGCTAAAGGAACTTGTACGCACAACTATTCTTGAACGTGATGCGGCTCGCGAGAGGATCGCCCGCATTATGGAAGGGCTCGAAGGCTGCTGCATGACCTGCGGGCCAGTCGGCTGGCGCAACCAGCAGATGGAACATGAGATTGCCACGCTCAAGGCCGAGCGGGACGAGGCCAGGCGGTGGTTCTGCCAGCATGTGGAACTGCCGCATGGAGGCGACGGAACAGGTTATGCAAAGGTACATGGATGGGACTGCTTCAAGGAGAACACCCCATGACCCGCATTGCCGACTGCATTGACATCCTCACCAAAGCCGGATGGATCTACGAAGGCAGCACCAAGATCGAGGGCATCCGCTGCTACATCATGCGCAGGCGCAGCGATGGTGACCCTGCCGTCCAACAAGGCGTCATCTACTTCACTACCTACGGACTGCGACGTGAAGCAGAGAAGGAACTCAGCAAGCATGAAACTCATTTCGCTTGACATCGAGACCTACGGTGCATGCACCCATACCCACGATGGACGACCGCTCCCCACCCAGACGGTCTTCCATCCAGCGCGCGCCCTCCATACGGACGCGGTGTCCCCCCAGGACATGGTGCTCTCAGTCAGCGTGACCACCGAAGCAGGCAGTTGCCCATGTGGCAAGCGGCGTGGTCAACCTGAGTTCTCCCCATGCTGCACAATGGTCATGTACCCCCACTCACACATGATCCACATCCGCAAGTGGATTGAGTGGGCGACCGACATCCTCGGCATGAACCTGCCCTTCGACCTGCAGTTCCTCCGCCACTACTCACCCGGCCTGCGCCTCGCCCTCCATGGCAGGCACACCCTGCACGATCTCTCGATCCTCAACTACTTGCACTCCGAGCTGCGCCCCGAGCGTTCGCTCAAGTCCCTCGGCCCCGTGCTCGGCACCCACGCCTACGACCGCACCATCAAGGATGGGAAGTTCAAGTCCCCCCACGATCCGCAGTTCATTGCATACGCAGCACAGGACACACACAACACCATGCTTGCTGCGCGTGAACTGAGGCGACGCATCTACGCCGACTGGCCCGACTCCGGGAAGCTGAGCCCAGAGGCGGTCAGGCATTACTCCTCCCTCATCTGGACCGTGGTCACCATGGCCGAGGCCGGCATCCCCATGTCCCGCCCCATGCTCGAGACCCGACAAGCCCTGCTGCAGAGGAAGGCCGACCTCGCCATCGCCCAAGCCGGGCGCCTTGGCCTGCTGCTCGAGGGCACCGGCTCCTCGAAAAGCAAGGAGGCTTTCCTAGATGTGACAATAAGTAAACTCGCAGCTCTAGGTGTTGACATTTTATCACACCCCCTTACCCAGTTCACGGAGAAGACGCGTCGTCTCTCCTGGTCAGATGGCAACCGCCAACTCATTGCTGCTCACCTACCCGCTGACTCGCCCGAGGCTCGTGGCCTTTGGCTGGCCGGCATTCACTCACGCGCCCAGAAGCAGCTCTCCTCTTACCTCTACCCCCTACTCCACGGCAGGCGCAACAAGCCGGAGGACAAGGGAGATACGGTAATCCCATGGACGAACACGAAGAACCCAAGTTCCACATCAACGTCACCTTTGAAACCCAGTTGGACAAAGAGTCCTACCGGGTCACACTCCCCCTCGACGACCTCGCAGAAAGAGTCGTCTCTCTCCACCGACCCTACCTGCTTGACAAGAACCTGCTCATGCAGGCGATTGCATTCACGGTCATCAGCATGCTCCAGCAAAACGAAGACGACTACATCAGGGAGCGAACGGGCGCCGTCGTGCTGCGAGCAGAAACCCTGCGACTCGCCAAGCACATGCAGATCATCGTTGACTCCTTCGCAGATGGAATCGAGATCAAGCACACCAGCAAGCTCATCGAGATCTCGGACGAAGAAGAGAACGAGGACGACGGAGCCTAAGGCAACGGGCGCCGCCTACCCCGTGTGGTTCATCGTGCCCTCCGCATCCAAGGATGCATCGGGTGACGAGGGTGGCACCATCCAAGCTCGCATCACCTGCAAGCGTCCTTCGGCCCAGACCTTCCCCCCTGAGATCAAGCAGTGCATCCAATCCAGGTGGGTGGGGGGACGCATCATCTCGATGGATCTCTCGCAGATCGAGCTTCGGATGGCAGCCCTCTGCTCTGGTGACCCCAGCCTGCTGGCCGCCTTCAACACAGGGCTGGACCTCCACACCCACCGGGCAGTCCAGCTGTTCGGCCAAGACTCCATCACTCGACCCACCTTCAAGAAGCGTGAGCGGCAGGTGGGCAAGACCATGAACTTCGCCGACCTCTTCCTGGCTTCCCCCCAGCGAATGAGGATGTCGGTGCACGAGATGACTGGTGAGCTGATGCCCCTATCCTTCTTCGAGGAAGTGGCCCGTTCGCGCCCGGATGCGCGTCCCGGTCTCCACAGGTGGCAGCAGTCTCTCATCAGTCGGGTAGCCACGGACGGCTACCTCCTTTTGCCTATCCTTGGTCAGTCCCGCACATTCGTGGGGGGACCATCAGCCCACCTCAATGAGGTGGTCAACTTCCCCATCCAAACCCAGGCCAGCAACACCCTGATCCAGATCCAGAGCCGGCTGCTCGAGTACCTGCCCAAGCTCTACACCCAGGGACCCAGGCCCCTGATGTTCCTGCAGGTATACGACGCCATCTACTTCGATGTCCCCCCACAGTACGAAGACTCCTTGAAGGCTGCGGTCCAGCAGGCGGTGTTGGATGTCGCCTCTCCCTCCGGATACTGGGGCAGGCTGCAGGAGTATTACGGAAACCAGGTTCCCTTGGAGTACGAGATCGACTAGGCTGGTGGTGTGCGCCGCGAGTACACCATCCTCACCGATACGAGGGAGCAGACACCGCTCTCCTTCCCAAGCCACCTACCCCTGCTCGATCCCAACCGGCAGCCCCAGTCCCGCACCTCCCTAACCGTCAAGCTGGGGGGACGCACCCAGAAGCTGGACGCAGGAGACTACGCCCTCGAGGGATACGAGCGGGTCTGTCTCGTCGAGCGCAAGGGCAGCATCAGGGAGCTGGCCAAGAACTGCCTGACCGCAGACCGCACCCGATTCATTGCGGCCCTCGACCGACTGCGTGCAGCCTGCCTCCATCCCTACGTCCTAGTGGAGGGCACCCTCACGGACATGGCCCAAGACCCCAACGTCCCGGACTGGTGGACTGCACTCGACTCACTCCAGAGGCTGCTGCTTGAAAGAAACATTGGCCTCATCTTCTTACCAAACAAGGGCGCCATTCAGCGCCGGATGATTGGGGAGTGGGTGGCTCGCCTCTTGGTGAACTCCTCGCTTTCCCCTATACTTCCCGCTATCACCCCTGAGGAACCCCAATGTCCGACCACGTCACACTTGTCACCCAGCGCCGACCCCTCCGCCTCGCCCGAGAGGACGCCAACACAACCGTCATCGCAGCAGGCACTGACATCGTAGCCAGCACAACTACCCAGCCTGCAAACGCAACTGGCCGCATCGTTGTTCCGGGTGTGCTCAACTACCTGTGCGTGTGCCCCCTCATGGCGACGGGCACCACGACGCCGGGCGTGCGTGTGATCGGATGGTCCCGCCTGCCCACGGGCCTCTGGGTGCCACGGTTCCTTGCCAAGGTGAGCCTCACCCTGAACAGCACGGCGGTGGGTTCGTTCTTCGGTGCCTCCCTGCTGGCGCCCTACAACCTGGGCCTCACGAAGGGCGACGCCAAGTTGCTGTTTGAGGACGTGTCCAACGATTCGAACGGTTGGCTCATCGTGGACACGGTGGGCTCCGAGCTGGTGGAGATCATTTTCGAAGCTGCTTCTGGCACCCCTGCCTGCAACGCACTCATCAGCGAGGTCTGAGCCATGATGACGAGGTTCCGCACCAGAAGGTTGGCTGTGGACAGCGTCAGGTTTCGAAGCGCCTGCCGACGATGCGCCTACATCCAAGATTTGTTTGTTGACCCAACCCGCAAGACCCTGATCTTCCAAGCAGAAGTTCTGATGGTCGGAGGCGGCGCCGGTGGAGGCTCCACCAGCCTCGCAGCTCCTTATGCTGGTGGAGGTGGAGGTGGAGGTGGTGTTGTGTCTGGTCTTGTCGATTTCGACTGGGACCAAGACACTGGTTCAGGTACCGAGCCTTGGGTTTACTTCTCTGATATCGGAGCCGGAGGAGCAGGATCTAGTGGCCTTCAAACGACTGCACCCTATGGAGGATCTGCTGGTTCCCCAACAGTCTTGTACACCTACGACACAAACCTCTCTTGTTTAGTTGGAGGAGGAGCAGGCGGCGGTAATGCCTCAAGAGTAGGCCTTTCGGGTGCGACCTATGGAGGCTCTTCAGGAGGTGGAGCTGGTGGTGGAACAGGCACCAGAAACGGAGGTCTTGCAGGACTTACCAACTACAAGTTCGACTACAACTACTTCGACAACTACTACGCCCTCGCTGGTGCAGCCAATGTTTCCGATGGTCTGGGTACTTTTACGATTCCGGGTGGCGGTGGAGGTGCTGGGTCTAGTGGGTCACAAGGAACTGCCAGCCCTATAAAGGGTGGAGATGGCGGCACATCTCAGACTGACTTCCCAGGATTTCCCTTGGGACCAGGTGGTGGTGGTGGCGCCCCTGCAGGCGGTACTCCCGGGAGTGGCCATGAGGGTGTCGGTGATGGTGGTGCGGTTGATAATGCCGGGAGGAATGGCTTCGCAAACTCCGGTGGCGGAGGCGGTGGTAGCGGTGAGGATACGGCTGGGGGTGTGGCTTTGGGCGGAGGTAATGGGGGTAGCGGACTCATTGTTATTCGATACCCCGGAACTCCAGTCGCGCCGTCGTCCTTGGATAGACTAGACTCCCCGGTTCCAGCGGGGGCAGCGGGCATTTCCTACCGCTCGGGCGGCTATACCTACCACGTGTTCAGTAGCAGCAACCACTACTTCGACTTGAGAAAGCTTCTCTGACCATGCCACACTTTGCCAAGATCAACGAGGAGAACATCGTGACCAAGGTCATCTATGTCTCTGACGCCCTTGAGGCATTGGGCGAGGAGGCCTTCTCCCAGATGAGAGGTGGCACTTGGTTGCACACCTCATACACGGGAAGAATTCGTGGGAAGTACGCGGCTCTTGGTGACCGCTACGACCCGGTTTCGGATACGTTTGTTTACGTGCCATCACCAGATCAAGAGCCCGAAGAAGAAGAGTAGGGCAGGAGAACAACATGCCACCAGAGTTCCGGGCGCTCTCACAAGAGGACGCCATCGAGTTTCTCGAGGCCCACGGCATCGTCGCCACCAAGCCTCCCATTCGCTCGTCTGACTTTCGTCTTGTCACTGACTCGCCATTCCACTACCTGCTGTGCCGAAGGTTCGGCATGGTTCCGGAGATCTCATGGAGTGAAGCACTGAATAGGGGAACCTGGTTTCACCAGAGGTTCGCCATGCTTCACATGCCTGAGGCAGAAGCTGACCTCGCATACAACCAGCTGCTGCGCGACCGGGTCGAGGAACTGATGGAGGTGTGCAAGCGCCACGGCATCGACGGCGAGAAGAAGCGAGCCATCATCTCGACTGAGGAGCAAGACCACGCAACATCCCTTGCTTGGTACAAGACCTGCAACAAGGTGCAGATCAGCTCGGAGGTTGGGACGCTGAGCCAGTTTCTTACGGCCCCCCACTACAGGCCGATCTGTGCGGAGTGCCTGCTGGGGGCGTCGATGCGGGATGTGACGAAGGATGGGTGGATGGCGCCGTGCGTGGCGCAGCCCGACTTGGTGCTGTACCACACGAAGCAGAACTCGGTGTGGATCGTGGACTACAAGACCACATCCCTGTCCCCCCTCGAACGCGCTCTGTCCTGCACGATCGAGCCGCAGACCCAGCACTACCTGCACATCCTTGAGGCCAACCTCAAGCAGGAGAAGTTCAGGGAAGAGCACGCGCTGCCTCCCGACGTGAGGGTGGGGGGGATGATGCACGCCATCGTGCAGAAGCCAACGATCGAGTTTGGCATGAAGGACCGGGACTACACGTTGGACAACACGCCCTTCAAGAGCGGACCTCGGAAGGGCGAGCCCCGCAATGAGCGGGTGTATCAGGGTGAGCCCCGGCTGGAGAACTACATCAAGCGGTGCCAAGAGTGGTACACCGGGACGGGGGAGTACACCCACCTTGCGTCCGATAGGCAGGCGTCTCCAGTTGTCAACATTTCATTCACAAGCGGCGAGGCCCTGTTGGACAAGATGTGGCGCCGGCAGTATCTTGCGAGGGTTGCGATGGTCAACAAGTGGCGGATGCTCCGCCCCGACCCAGGGTTGTTCCCTTGGCCGGCAGGTGTTTCGGGAAAGACAGGCAGGAAGGATCCTTACTCTGACTTCGTGCTCAGGCCCTACACCGAGTGGCCCGAGATCATGAGGCAGAACGGGGTAGCCATCGTCCGACGAGATGCTGTCCTGCCTGACAGCGATGAGGAGATCAGTGATGGGTGACTATCCAGACAAGCAGAATGTGAGGGACACCATGAAGAACCAGTTCAAGGAGTTCACTGCAGACATCATCAACACGATCGTGAAGCCCAAGCTTCAGGCGGTGTTCGCGAAGTATCGGGATCGCATCAACTCGAGGGGGGACTTCCTCGCTTTCTTCAATGAGGAGTTCGGGTACTCCATCTCGATGAGTGTGTTTCAGGGATGGATGGATCAACTGGGTGTGCGCTTTGAGCGGACAGTCAGGATCATTGGTCTCGAGCTGCCTGCGCCGGGCGGCCTTGCGGCCCGCCCGGCTCCGGCATCTGCCGGGGACCAGGAAGAGTTTCAGGTAAGGTTTGCCAACGAATCACCCACCGACTTCGCCGGCGCTCGTGGCTACGGTGATGCCTTCGGTGAGCTACACAAGGACTTCAACTGATGAGCACGTTCCAGACAATGGCTACGGGTGCCTCGCCCTCCAAGGGCTTCCCCGGCTTGGGGTTCACCCAGCCCTCTCACTACAGCCTCAAGAACATGTGGGGCATGGTGGTAGGCGAGCAGAACAGCGGCAAGTCCTATCTGTTTCAGGGTTGCTCTGACGCATTCATCCTGAATCTGGATCTCACGGCGACGGTGTCCCCCCACGCCAATGCGACGGTGTGGCCCGGCATCGGCAAGGATGGCCGGCCCATTGATGTAGGTGGCAAGCCGATCACGCTGACGTGGGATCTGGTAGAGGCGAAGATCAAGCAGTTGTGTGAGCTGGCGGACAAGGGAATGGATCGCCCATCGATGGTGGTGATCGACACGCTGGCTCCGGCAATCCGAATGTTGAAGGGCCACGTCGCGCGGCTCATGGGCAAGGAGACGTTCGAGCAGGCCCATGGCCCAGCGGCTTGGGAGAAGTTGTATGACTCGGTGATCGACATTGCGCACCGACTCAGGCAACATGGGTATGGCGTGTGGATGATCGCGCACCTCAGCCGTGAGTGGGTGGAGATCTCGGAGCACAGCAAGGTGGAGGATCACTACCTCAGCCTGCCCCCCGGACTGAAGGAGCGGTTGTCCAAGAGCGTGGAGATCATCGCGCCCATGCGGTGCGAGACCACGGAGAGCACCACCACCGAGCCGGTGACCGTGACGATTGGTGGCAAGCAGATCACCCAGCAGAAGGTGGTCGTGAAGCGGGAGAACCGCAGGATCCTGGCGTTCGCTGATCCTCGGTACATGCGGCTGGTGCGCACCCGCACCCTCAAGCCGCTGCCCGACATCGACATCACCAACTCGCCGACTGCATGGCAGGACTTTGAGAAGGCGTTCAACGACGCCACCTCATGACCGTGTTTTACTGTGCACGTCAGGGACTAGCCAATGGTAGTAACAAGCATGGGATGGATGCACAGCCGCCCTCGCTAACATGCCCGATGACGGGTGATGGGAGTACCCAGTCTCCCTTGGCTCCCTGACGACGATCCCCCGGAAGGGCTGGGGGTGGGCCCTCGACGGTGTCCCACCCCTGCCTTCCAGTTTGTGGAAGTTAAACTTCCAGTTCTTTGTTCCGTGTCTCGTTTCTTCTTACCCCCTATTTCAAGGAGTTTGCATCGTGTCGATCAAGTCAAGCATGTTCAATGCGTTCAGTGAGATCTACCAGTCGGCTGAGGCCAACACCGAGGGCTCGGCTGCTGGCTGGCGCCCCGAGGCTGGCGACCACGCCGTCATGGTGACGGGCATCGTGGCCGACAACGGCGAGTTCAAGCAGAAGGATGGCCAGGTGTTCCCGTCCAACCTGATCTACTTCACCTACCAGATGATTGATGACCCGGGTAGCCCCAGCGATCCCCGGTCGTTCAAGGGCAAGGCCTTCAACCTGCCGAGCAATCCGTCTCAGTTGACGGACGATGGTGCCAAGACCCGCATGCGCATCGACCTCGAGCGCCTGAAGGGCCACCTGCGCACCATCCTCGGCAGCAGCACCAACAACCTCGCCGCCGACATGGAGGCTGTGAGCAAGAAGTTGGGCAACGGCGTGCCGACTGGCGTGAAGCTCCGGGCCAAGTACGACGCAAGTCGGGACGGCAAGACCCTGTACTTCACCGAGTTCCTCACTGGCCAGCTGCTCTGAGTGACGGGTTGACATGGGGACACCCGGCACTAGCATGGACCAAACGTCCCCCCACGACAGCCCCGGAGGTAACCTGCCCGGTTCCTCCGGGGCATTCTCTTTACAGGGGCCGGTCGCATCCGGTTGGGCTCACCTCAAGCCCCTCCGGCCTGACCGGCCCCTAGCGTCACGGGCTATCCGACTGTGGATGGCAACTCCCGGGTGGGACAGGCAGGTGCCTGAAGTCGAGGTCTCCCCCAGGAGAGGTCTACTCCGAGGTAGGGTAGGCCTCGGTTTGTGGATGCGCCCCTGCGCGGGAGGCCTCGACTACTGGCTCCTGCTTGGCTGGTCGCCCAAGGGCCCGCCCGTGCCCCCAGATCGACAGACCCGTTGGCTAAGGGCTACGGAGGCTCCCCCCTGGGACTTCCTGCCCCTGGGCGACGTAGACGTTTCAGGGAGCCTGCATGCCGGCCAGCTGCGGTACCTGGCTTTCCAGATCAGAACCGACATTCGAAACCAGATGGACGCCCTCCTAGGCCGGCCACTGGTTGACCGCCTTCTCCTGCCCCGGCGTGTGCCGTGGGCCGTCCGTGTCATTGCCCCCCAGACCTATCAGTTCTGGGTGGGCCTGTAACCCCTACCCCCGGAGCACTACCCATGGCTACCTACATCGCACAGTTCAAGCCCGTCGTCTCACCCCCCACCCCCAAGGAGATCCCAGTGGACCTCTTTACTGCCCCGACCCAGGCCCCCGAGCCGGTTGACATGTCCCTCAGCCCCCGCCTGAAGCAGATCGTGGGGGGAATCGCACAGTCCCGGATGACGGAGAACCTCCGAGTCACCGGCCCCAGCGGCTGCGGCAAGACCAGCCTCGGCCAGTGGATCGCCCAAGAGACCAAGCGCCCGCTGCTCATCATGGATTGCGCCGTCGTCCGTGAGCCCCGCGACTGGTTCGGCTTCCGCACCGTCAAGGATGGCGCCGTCCTGTGGCAGGACACCGAGTTCGTCAGGGCCATCGAGGCTGGCAACTACGTCGTGGTCCTCGACGAGTTGAACCGTGCATCGTCCTCCGTCCTCAACGGCCTGTTCCCCCTGCTCGACCACCGCCGGCGTGCGTGGATCGAGGAGCGTCAGCGTGCAGTGACGGTCGGCGCGAACACCATGTTCATCGCCACCACCAACACCGGTTCCCGCTACGTCGGCGCCGGCCCACTGGATGCTGCGTTGGACGAGCGCTTCACGCGCGTCATCGAGATGTCCTACCTCAACCGGCAGGACGAGTTGGCTCTCCTCACCCGACGCGTGCCCACGCTGGACGCCAAGTGGGCAGAGGCGTTGTGCGAGATCGCGGCCAAGACCAGACAGTCCACGTCCAACGTTCGACCCCTCAGCACCAGGCGTGTACTGGCTGCGGCTCAGGACCTGGCGCAGTATGGTCAGGAGTCTCTGGAGTACACCATCCTCAACTCCAGCTCAGATCCCGTCGAGCGTTCAGCCCTCGCTGCTCTGCTAATCGGCAAGTTCCCCAACATCCTGGAAGGCTACAGCGTGCAGACCCCCAACACCACGTCGCCCTTCTGATCCCCCCACGGAGCTACCCCCATGTTCAACAAGATCTATGACTGGTTCGACAACACGTTTGACTACGGGTTCCACAGGGACAACACCAAGACCAAGCGTGTAGATCCGGACTCCGCGCTGTTCGTTCTGGAGCAGGCAGGTGAGGTTTGGGACCTCTGGGTCCGGAACCCAGTGTCCTTCCGACTCTCAACCTCCTACAACCAATCTGGTTATGGCAGTGCGCCTTTCTACTTCCGCACCGCAATCGAACAGGCTCGACGCATCTACCTCAGCTCCGACGAGCAGAAGAAGGAGATGCTCAAGAAGCCAGACACCAAGTTGTGTGCGGAGTACATCGAGGCTCGGAGGCTTGAACTCCAAGAACATCCGGACTCTGCGGAGATGGTTGCCATCCCGTACTCCGTCATGGCTGCAGCTCCTGACTTCGCATCCGCAGTCGATGCGGTGACTGCCATCGGCCTAGACGCGCTCGAGTTCAACAACAACACGCTTCTGGAGTTGGACTACACGTGCGTCCAAGCCTTGGTGGACAACGCCACTTCGAACAGTGGGAACAGGGATGTGCGTTCTTGGGGCTACTCTGAAGCCCAGAACCTTGGCATGGTGTCGCTCAACATCCAGAACGAAGCCAAGTACCGGTTGCACTGCGACATGTTCCTCAAGACCTGGTCTGCTCTCTGCTCCCTCAAGCACCGCCAAGTAATCCTGGATAAGTGGCCGGGGTGGTCAGAGTTGTACGAGTCCTACGAGTCAACGATCTTGGACAGCAAGGCTTCGGTCCAGAAGTTCCTGGATGGCAAGGCGTTCGGCAACAGTGAGTACGAGCGGTTCTTCACTGCGTTGGCCTACAACACCAACATCAGCGGACACCGAGTCAAGCTGCCCAAGCTACCGCAGTTCGACATGGCAGCGAGTGTGGTCAAGCGCTATTGGCCCGACCTGCTGACCGCAGACCCCAACACTCAGATCATCGAGCTTGGCAAGATGATGACTGAGGTGCGTGGCATCTTGTCCCTCGACCCCAACGGAAATGGCAAAGCCCCCCGGAAGGGCAAGCTCATGGTGGGCATCAATCCCGCAGAGGACCAGGAGTCGCGGGGTGGGAAAGACACAACCATCGAGTGTTCCCCCAGCGACGGTCAGAAGGCCACCGAAGACTCGGCCACTAACCAAGTCATGGTGCCTGCAGACTTTGGATTTGTTCGGGACTACCTCCGCAAAGAAGAGGCCAAGAGGCCTAGCTTTATCTCCCCCCACAAGCTGAACATGTACACCCCCAACAAGCAGTTGACCGACGAGGTAGCGTCTGCGGTGTGGCAAGTTGCTCTCCCACCAGCCAGCGACCACGGGCAGTTGGATGGAGTGCTAGACGAAGGCGCCCTCTACAAGCTAGCCGGGTGGGGGGACGCACATGTCTTTGACCGACCCCCCGAAGCCGGCGCCGGAAGTGTGGTACTGGGCATCATGGTTGACGTGAGCGGCAGCATGCTCAACCTGATCGATAACGCCTTGGCCTTCCTCCACGCAGTCATCGAGGGTTCCAAGAACCACAAGAACGTGAAGCTCATCCCCGTCTGCTTCTCAGCAACTGACAACCACGTCCTGAACAACAAGGCCGCAATCTGCAGCGTTGTCGAGTTTCAGAGTGTGGAGGAGCTGGCTCACATTCACCAGTATGGGGGCACGCCCTCCACTGTTGCGCTTTACCACATGATTCAACGACTGGACATGGAAGACGCCCACGCCAGCAAGGGGATCATCATGGTCACGGACGGCAAGCCTTGCGGCATGTGTTTCGACCCAACGTTGGACTTTGACAACTACGTCAAGACACCCCAAGACAAGACCCTTTTTGAGTGTGGGTATCTAGACTCGCCCAAGACCCTTAACTGGCTTAGCCGCAAGTCACCCTACCCCGTCGTTGGCGTCGGCATAGGACCGGGGATCGACCGTGTGACCATGATCGAAGGCTTTGGTGCATCCAACAGCTTCAATGTCCCAGATGCCACAAAGGTGGTTCCCATCGTCTGCGACATCCTGAAGTCCGCTACCATCTAGGCGTCCTCGCCAAGGAGCCTAGCCATGCCACGACTGGAACGACGAGTAACTACCAACTCAGATGAGGACCTCCGAAGACGGCTCGTTCAATCCGAAGCCATGGTTGCCAGGTTTGCGGAGCGCATTCGCGCCTTCCAAGCCGTGCACACCATGAGGGTCGAGGAGACCGGCATCTTCATCGGGTTCCTAGGTGTTCTGTATCGCGAGTGGTTAGATCGCGAGAAGCAAGACGGACCCGCTCGAGTGTTTGTCCGATGGGTTGAGAGTCAGACAGCTGAGTCTCTTGTGGCCTTATTGGTTGGCCAAGACCCCAGCTCTTACTGCCCCAACCCCCCCAAGTCCGATGGGGGGACAAGCCCAGACGAGAATGGCGACAGCTGCGACGAGTAGCCCGGTGCAATCACTCCCCGGTACTGCTGCTCGAACGCGTTGGGTAGCCGTTCAATCTGCCGTGCCAGCAGTGATTGCTCTCGGGCCTCGATCGCTCTGTCCCATTCTTGTTTCTGCACATTCATGGGCATGCCAAATGCTTTCTTGAACTCGGCCTCAATCGCCTTTGCTTTCGAGAAAGAGTTGGCAAGGATGGCATTCTTGTACTCCGACTTCATCTGGACCATCCGGTCTCGATTGCGGATCAAGAAAGCCACGGCCTCTCGGTCGTCCTTGAACCTGCCCATGTCTGCGCCAATGCCACGGAGGATGGTGCCGATTCCCCCTCTGAACTCCATCAACGTTCCATCGGAGCGATAGATGGGAACGGTGCCATCCTCCCGCATGGAGCCCCAGTCTGCGTACTCCCTCTGGATCTCCACACCCGGAAGGTCGGGAAGCTTCGGCAACATGTAGCTCAACCGCTGAAGCGCCACGCCCGATGGCACCAAACGGGCCACCGTGTTGCCCAGCTTCTCATCGTCAAACTGCAGGATGCCAGCCACCGTATCCAACGGAATGTCGACGATGGGTGGCAGCAGATCGCCGACCTTCCCACTCAGGATCTTCTGCGGGTAGTCCGTAACCGCCTGACCACCCAGCTGCTGCGAGAGGTCAGCGCCCAGCATGTTCTTGCCGACCTCGTAGATCACGGCACCCGTGCCCATGATCCGCATGAAGTCGCCCACTGTCGCGTTGATCTCCCACGACGGTCCACCAAACCTGCCCAATCCAAACTCCCGTTTCCCCCCACCGAGAATCGGAGACACCGTCATGGGATACAGCATGCTGCGCAGGGGGAACGTGACGAACTGCCGAATGGGTGCGCTCGCCAGGTTGATGATTCCAAACAGCGGGTTGGACGGCGAGGCCAGAGCCATTGGCGTGTTGAGCGGAGTGGCTCCGTAGTTCACGAAGCCCACCATCTGCTCAATCTGATCCATCTCATTTACGGCGCCCCCCACCACGCCGCGTCGGTAGCCCATGATGCCACCTGCCCCTGGCTTCATCGTTGCCCGTCGCATGGCGAACTGCGTCGCCTCGCCGGTAACGATGCGATTGAACACCTCGGCCTTCTCGAAGAACTTCATGGGCGCCTCAAGCAGCGCCCACTCCAGCATCCCCGGCCGACGCTGCGCCTGCAACCGGCTCTTGATAATGCTCCCATCAATCGAGTCAAGCAGGTCGTCCGTGATCGCAAGCAGGTCGCGGCCATCGACGTTCGAGAGCGGGATGTGTTTCTGCAATAGCGCCCGACGCTCGGCCTGCGAGATGTTCGGGGCAAGGGTTGTACGCTCCTTCGCATACGCGTTGAGTTGCTGTCCCGCCTTCTTCACTCCGTGCCACCATGCGTCAGCACCCAACGTGGGCAACAAGAAGGATGGCGTCTGAAGCATCTGACCCAGCACGCTGAACATGTTGAGCGAGAGGTGGGTCTTATACAGGTAGCTTGCGATTCCACCGCTCATTGCCCTAGCTGATGCAAGCGAAGCAGGCGAAGCCGCAAAGGACTCCATGCTCGCCTTCGCCCTACCAAACAGCGTGTTCGGATCGGTGGCCCAGTTGAACATCGGAGACTTTGCCAGCCACTCCGCTGTGGACTTCGCCGACTGAAGCGCCCGATACGACATCATGTTCTTCATGGTCGCGCCAGGTTGGCCAGTCAACCTGGGGATCATGAACTCCCGCATGAACTGAATAGTCTCAGGCGCCTCTCTGCCCGGACGCATCCCAGCCTCCAGCAGGTCGTTGATGTTGAATCCCCCCACGGGTTCACCACCCCGCCCTCGTCCCCCCATGATGTCGTCATACATCGACTTGGCAGTTTGCCCAACGCTCAGGGGTTCTCGGTAGAGCTCCTTCGTACCCACCGTCTCCTTCAGCCGGCCCCTCGCGTCCAGTAGACCGGCCTGCTTGTTGAGCCTGCGGGTCTCCTCATTGAAGATTGCCATCACGTCCTTCGGCACCTGGTCGATGTAGAGAACGTAGTTACCAGCTGACTCACGGGCGTAACGACCCGCCTGTCTTGCGGTGTTCATCGTTAGGAAGGTGGGTTCGTCCTTCGCGGCTGTGGCGTAATCGCGACTTGCTCTGATCTCTCTGCGCAACCCACGGCTCGTACCAAACTGAGACTCAAGAATCTCCAAGTCCTCTGGGTCGTAGTGCTGTGCGTTGGGCGTCTTCTTCGCCATCGCACTCCCCATTGTGCGGTTCTTTGGATCCCGCATGCTGGCGACCCGAGCAGCCATTGCCTCCTCTGACTGAGGATCAATGCGCTTCCCATTGCGGATCTCGACGAAGTCGTTGCGTGGTGCGTAGCGGTTGGTGCTGTTCATCTCCACCACTTGACGCACGTACCCCTTGAACTCCGTCTCGCTGACCCGGCCCTTACGAACCAGGTCCACCAAGTCGGGGTCCAGCAACCCGAATGCGGTGTCATCCTTCAGCTTCGAGATGTGCTGGTAGAGCTTCAGCACCTTGTCCTCATCCACCACAAACCGATTGCCGGCCAACGCCTGCGCCTCGTTTGCTGGAGAGTCCTTGCCGGTCAGCATGTACCAACGACGGCGGTACAGGTCCCGTACCCCGTTTGCATACTCCAGCCCAGCCCCACCCGCGTAGCCCTGAAGCCACTGCTTGTAGGTTCCCTTCGCATGCCACTGCCTCTGCTGCTCCTCCCGCCCGACCACCTGCCGCACGGGAATCGAAGGTGGTATCGCCTCAGGCGTGGGCAGCTGGAACGCGCTAGGGGAGTCCGCAATCTGATGCTGAAGGGTGCGTGGGCCAACGCCCCTCACCCGCACAGTCTCCGTGACATCGAACTGTGGGGGGACTCGATACTCCTTCCCCTTGTACGTGAACGTACCAGCCCCGATCTCTCGAGCCCGCAGGTAGGACTCATGCATTCCCTTGAGGTCTACCGTGGGGTCAGCAAACTTGACCCGGGCAGCCCTTGTGCTAATCCCCCCACGTCGATTGCGGAGAACCTGCTCGAGGTCCGTGTGGATGTTGCCCTCTTGTCCCAGGTTCCACTTCTCAGTGCCATCCCGCATGACCACCTTCATCGAGGGACGAAGACCTGCAGAGGATCTGCGGATGAAGTTCGGAACATCCCGACCTTCGTGGTAGGCCCGCACCGTAGCACCCAGCAACTTCAACTCATCCCGGAGCGCCCCGGGCGCGTAGTCCATGGGATCGAGAGAGGTAACCGAGGTCTTGTACTTCTGCTCGAGGTACTGCGTGATCCTGTGTCCGTGCGTGTGGACAAGATCAGCCTCTTGGCTAACGAGGTCGCCGAATCTCTTCTGCGCCCTCTGCAGCACCGACAGGATGCCACGGTTGTTGACCGAGTTGGTCAGACCCAGCAGGTTGGCAGACCTCGCAATGTCAATGGCCTTCTTCCCAAACCCACCCTGCGGAATGGAGCTAATCAGCCGGCCCCCGTTCCTCATGATCTGCTTCGCAGTGATCGGACTGGTCAGCGCCAACAGCAGCACGAATGGGTTGGTCACCAGATCGACGATCGTGTCGGTCACCGGATTCCGGCCGATAGCCTCCTTCACCCGGCCAGAGATCCCCTGCCTCTCGAGGGGGGACAAACTAGGAGAGTCAGCCAGCGTCCGGATGGCCAAAGCCGCCGACCCCCGGCCAGACAGGATTTGATCCAAGATGACGCCAGGGGCGTCGTACATGCGGATTGGCTCAAACTGGGCCAACCCCTCTTCATCGAATGGAGGCTGTTGAGGTGCCATATGGGTGCTGTCAGTAAAAGGCCCCGGAGAGCTTTCGCGTCATCCGGGGCCCGTTCCGGGGGATCAGATCTTCTTGGGCATGTAGTCCCAACGGTCGCTTGGGTTCAGCCTTTGGCCTGCTCCCATTCGACTGGGCTGCTCTTCACCAGTTACGGTCGCTCCGGCTGAGCCAGGCCCCTTCTTCTTCTTGTTCTTCGACTTGAGCAAGTCAGAGAGTTGACTCAAGTAACCAGACTTTTGTGAGCTCCCCATGTTCATCTCTGTGGTTCCTTATGCAATTCGGGATCTGATTCGTGCCTGGATCGTGCCTTTGAAGTTCGTAACGTTACCAGTGTACTCAAATCCCAACCAACTTCCAGCAGGCACGATGTTCTCAAACGGGCACATGTTCAACTGGAACGTCCCCGCCGCCCCCAATGGGGCGCTGTTCGTGCAGATGTAAACCCCATCGCTTGCGAAGTTGGCGGTAGTTGGGACCGCAGGCACGGCCAACGTACCCACCAACTTCTGGAACTTCACGATCGACCCAGCCTGCCCGGCCTCATGGACCCCTACCCAAATAGAGTCCACGACAAAGTCCCTATCCGCAAAGAACCACGAAGTACCACTTGCAGCCTTCCCGGCGTCAACCTCAAACAGCATCACCTGAAAGTCATCAGGGTAATGCTGAGTTACAAGTGGTCTTTGCCCGGCCACTTAGGCCACGCGGCTTCGGAACCGCACCTGAATGATTCCGTCAGGCGTACCAATGGTTCCAGCCACGATTACGCCAACGAAGTTGCCAGCCTTCACAAGATTTGTGTCGCTGGACGGCGTAGCCAAAGAAACAACCGTGGTAGCCGGGACCGTAGCACTACTACCCATCGCAAAAGCCGTGCCGTGAAGAGCAGTACCACCAGTGATGTGGGCTGCTGCCCCCGTTGAAGGGGTTGCAACAGTGCCGACGGTGCTCTTCGCCAACTGCAGTGTAGCGCCAGCACCACCAGCGGTTTGAATGCTGAAAGTAATGCTGTCAATCACAATGTCTCGATCGGCGTAGAACAGAAGATCGCCAGACGAAAACGCACGAATCTGAAAAGTCAGAACCTGGAAGTCGTCGGGGTAGTGCTGGGTAACGAGGGGGACGGGCATGGGGGTTTATCCAATCAGTTCGGACAGCGGGTCTGGTTGCTGGAATGCGCCGCTGTCCATTGCACGCGCCAGCTCCATCAGAAGATCTTGCCGAGGCTGACCGCCCAACACCACTGCCCCTCGGGGCAACCGGCGACCAGCTGAGACTTGATTGTAGAGGGCAGGATTGTTCTGTGCAACCCGCGCCAAGTTCTCCTGGATCGACTGCTGCAGTCGAGCATTCTCCATGATGCTCGCGATCTGTCGACCACGGAACTTGTCATTCTGCCTTCGAAGAACGTCTCCAGCTGCGAGTCGAGCCTGCTCTTGTGTTCGTCCCCCCGGACCAAGCAGGTCGGTTTCCTCGGTTAGGTAGTTGATAAGGGGAGAAGCACCAAGGTAGGCCAAGCCGCCAAGCCCACCCAAGCCGGCGAGTCCCCTCAGCATTCCCACTCTACGCCCAGCCAGACCTAAGCCTCGACCAAAGGCAGCCCTAGAACCCAGGCTCGTGCCAAGTTCAATGGCTTGACCGATGCGGCCAGCCCGCCGCTTGGCCATCTTCAACCGGCCACTCAGCTTGTTGAAGTAGCGGCCACGCTTTGGCCTAGCCCTCTGACTGAAAGTAGCAGAGCCGGGACGTTGTCTTTGTAGTTCCTCAAGAGCAGCCAATTCCTCTGGGGAGACTGCAGGAACAGGACCAATAATAGGATCAGGACCAATCGGAGCATCGTATGCATCTGCTCCTTCGGGACCCCGACTCGGACCACGCCGGCGACGACGGCGACGAGCCATTAGTAGTAACCTCGCTCAGCCATGAGCTGAGCAAACCCTCGAGGAGTCTGCTGGGACATACCTGCAATCTGATCCCGGTATGCGTCAGTCAGGGTCATCAACTCGGGGCTAATCATTCGATTTGGCATGTTGAAAGAGCTGCCATACGCAGCACCCTGCGAGCCAACAAGCTGGTCTTGAAGCCCGCGCTTCTGCAGCATTCCTTCTATAGCAGAGGTGCCCATGCCCGACGACCCACCCTGCTGCCGCATCAAAGCATCCAGAATGTCGGGGGGCAGTCCTCCCTCCCCACCACCATCCCCTTCCTCTGGAGAGCCCTGAACCATTCGGTCGAGCGACGGACCCAGAAGGCTAAACAACAACATGGCAGCAACATTGGCGCCCAAGAAGCCGCCAGCCTTACCAAGCATCGAACCGATTCGTCCTCTAGCCATGTTGCATCATCTCCTGCTGCGCTCGAAGCCGCTCGATGCGCTCGGCGACATCATAACGCGTAAACGCCGCAATGCCGAATACCGACTCCTGACTGTCGGCGTCCCACAGGTGCCACACGACCGACCGATTGAGTCGATGGGGGGACAAAGCACGAGTATCTCGAAGATCCCAGAGCCACCTGCGAAGCACCTTCTGCGTGACTTCCCGGCCCCCCACGACCAGGTCCTCGCTCCCGACATCTACCAGCGAAGCGGGATGTCCCCCCACGTTGAGGTCGGGGACCGTCTCCTGGGTCCACCCCTGCAGGGGGAAGACATAGCCGTACTCCTCCTTGCGGTGGTTCTCCACAAGGTGGGTAGTTACGGCCTTCCAGTCTGGCGAGTCTGGGGCTTTCATCGGTACTCAGTGGGCCTCTCAAGGGGGCCGGGTGTTTGTCCCCTGCCCCTCCGCTTCTTCGCTTGCTCCTCCAGCAGCCTCGCGCGTTCCTGGCTTCCAGCTTCCGCAACCATCTGGTCGAGAACGTCGAGGTTAAGGCCCTGGGCATTAGCGGGATCTGCCAAGAACTCAGCCATCGCCTTCTTGAGGTCCTTCGTAATGACGTTTTGACCGGTGATGTCAGCCATCGTTCCAAGCAACTCCCGAATGGCCTTGACTTGATCTGGCTGAGCAATTCCAAACTGACCACGGCGCACGTCAGCTCCCGGCCCAAGTGTGGCGTCGAGAAGCTGAGTAAGCTGCCGCTCGTCCATGGTGATCTCGCCACCAGGGCCGCTTGGAGTAAACGCCTTGTTGATCGCCTGAATGACTCGCTCGTAATCGGAGGCTCTTTGAATCTGACCCGAGCCAAACACTGAACCAAGGGTCGTTGCGATAGAGTCAAGCTCATCTGACAGCCCTCGACCCAGCGCATTGATGAGATCCTGCTCAGTGCCCTCTCCCGTCACGTCGCCAAACCGGGGCGTAGCAACGCCACCCTCGCCGGCAGGACCCTGCTGGATGGCCTTAGCCGCTGCCTTGAAGAACTCCACAAAGCCTTCTTGGCCAAGACCGCTTTGACCACCAAGGTCAGTAATCCGATCCTGCAATCGGCTCTTCACCATGTTGATGCGGTCAGGATCTCCTGACTGAGTGGCAATCCTCAACATGTCAACGTCGGCCATCAAGCCCCCGATGTCGTCACTGGAAAGACCAAGCTTGCTGGCAAGATCGCCACCAAGCATCTGCGTAACGGCTCGAGACTTACTGCCACTTACAGAAGCCGCAGCTCGGCCGGCCTCGATGCTACCTGCAATACCTGCCCTACGTTGAAAGAGACCAGGCTCATCATAAAACCCTGCTCGTCCAATCGCCCCGAGGATGCCGCCTTCTGGCGCTGAGGCCGCCCAGTTCTTCAAGGTCTCCTCGGGAACAAGTGCAGCAAGGGCGGCAGCAAAGCCTTCATCCTGAATAGCAAAGTGAAGATCGGAATACGCTGCCACTCCGGGGATTCCACCTCCGGAGACGAGTCCGCCGGTTGCCTTGCTACGGGCGCCTTGAACCACGTTTCGCAGAGCACCAGTGAAGTCAATGGCTCCGCCTTCAGCAATGGCCTTATCTCTCTGGGCCATGAGCGCGTCTCGCTGGGTTTGGAACCCATTGACCAGTTGCTCCCGCTGCGTACTGCTCAGTTGCGTCAAGCCAGCGGCCGAAGCTTCAGACTCCGCAATCGAAGTCTTCATCTCTTCGCTCCTCTGCATCAACTCGAAACGGCGATGTCGAAGCTCTTCCCGCTTTGCTCCAGTGGCGACTGAGATCTGCGCCTCGAGCTGATCCTGCTCTTGCTCAAGCTCAAGCTGCTGTCCCATGAGGCGCTCTCGAGCCTGCTGCTCGAGAGCCATTCGGTCTTGGTTCAGCTTGGACTGCATCTGACCCTGAGCACCCAGCATCTCCATCTGTCGTGCAAAACCCCGCTCTTCGCTTTCCTTCTGACGCCCGTAGGCTCGAGCCTCGGCATCCCTAGTCTCGGCCATCATGCGCATGAACTGCTCGCGGCTGCCCATGTCTCCTGGGTCACGACCGCCGCCGCCACCCCCACGACCCTGCAGGGCCATGAGCTGCGCGTTCACATCAGATCCAAATGGAGACTGAAGACTCATTAGATGATTCCCCTTCGACGACCTTCTTGGTATGCCTCGGTGCCCCAATCAGGACCAAGGCCAAGTCGCTTTGCTGCCTCAGGACTCATAAGCCCACTTTCCGTAGTTCGAAGTGGTGGAAGTTGCGAAGCTGCTGGAGCACTCGAAGCCATGGGCTGCCGTACCCCTCTGCGAGAGGTCTCCACAATGTTTCCGCCGAAGTTCATCGGGGTGGCTTGTGCTCCCCCCACGAGTCCGAACTGGTTGCGTGGGATGAGGTTCTGGGCGTTCATCGCAGTAATCATGGTCTGCAGCATCGACACCGGGCTGAAGGGCCGAGCCATAATCAACTGGGCAGAGTTGCTGAGACCCTGCAGTCGCAGGCTCTCAGCCGCCTGAGCCGCCTGTGCTTGCTGCTGGGCAGAGGCCTGATAGAGACCAGCAGCCAACTGACGAGCCTGCTGCTGACCCATACGAGCGCCATACTGCAGCTGGGCACCAGCCTGCCCCAAGCCGGCGCCGAACTCCGCACTCCGCTGCTGCATCCCAGCAAGCGTCTGCTGCAAGCCGGCAGTTGTTCGCTCTTTCTCGGCGGCAAGATCAGTGACAGTCTTGAACTTCAACTGGTCTGCCTGCTGACGGATCTGACGAGACGCCTCCTGGAACTGACCCTGCGTTCCGGGGATCGCGCCTCCCATGGCAGCGGCCGCCTCGTCCGTTCGAGCGGCCTCTGACTGCGCAATGGCAGAAGCAGCGGCACTCTGCTGCTGGGCAATCGACTCACCGTAGTCACGGATGGCCTTCTGCTGATCGGCCCTCGCCTGGCCGTATTCCCTAGCGTACTTCTTCTCGACATCCGCAAACTGCCTCTGCATGTCTTCAAAAGCAGTGTCAGCAATGTTGATGGCCTGTTCGCCCATCTGACGCATACGCGCCAGGTCTCCAACACCGGCCGTCCTGATTGCAGAGGCCCCAGCCTCGGCGCCACTTCGAATGTCACGAGCGGCGTTCATGACGTTGCCGTAGTTCATCGCCTCAGCTTGACGTGCTGCAAGATCGTCAAGAGCCACAGCGCCCAGCATGTGGTGGCCGCCAATGCGACCAGCAGACCCGGCCTGCATCAACTGCTGAGGGCTTGTGTGAAAGCCGGACATGATGTCCATGAGGGCCTGACGATGGGCCTGGTCCATCCTTTGCGCCTCTCCAAGCGCAAACGATTGGCCAGCTTGCTGGTGCATCATCCCGGGCGTCATCGAGCCAGGACCACCCTGTGCATAGCTGCGCGGAGCTGGAGAATTAGCGGCTCCGAATGGAACGTTGAATGGGTTTTGGAAGGAGCTCATCTTCTTTGCAGCCTACTAAAAGCGGTAGCCTCGATCTTCGTACTGCTGTCTCAGTTGGTTGTACCGATCAAGGTAGGGAAGCATGTCTTGCATATACCGAGACGATGGATTTGCGCCGATGATTCCAAGATCAGCAGCCATACGAGGGGAGTAGCCCCCAAATGCTGCACCTGCGTAATCCTTCATTGACTTCGGATTTGCATAGTTCCTGTCTTGGCGGTTTGCCCCTAAGAGTTGCCTGCTAACTCGTTGGGCTTCCTGCCTTAGACGATTGAAGTCCGACTCGTAGTCCGACCCAAGCTGGGAATAGCCAGACGCTTGACGCTGCATTTGAGAACTAGCGGCAGGGTTCTCTCTACGCATCTGCTGAAAGACTTGATAGGGATTGAGAGCTGACTGGGCCGAAGCTCCAGACCTAGCCATAAGGGATTGGAGGTCCCCCAACGAGATTCCCATTGGGCCATTCATTAGACGTATCTCCTGTCACTGTCAAGTATCCTGCCTTTTAGCGTCAAAGCAAGCAGGGTAATGTCAGCTCCTGGCCAGAAGCAGACCCACGAGGGGGAGAGCGTTGAAGAGACAACGCCATGCTTTCCAAAGGAGGCGTTTGGCACATCCTCCGGATCCGTGATCGAGGTGCCAAAACACACCGCTGGGACCTGTCCTCCCCCCACGGACGTGAGCGGGGTAAGCGGCACAGCAGGGCCAGCCAGCGGCTGGTTTGCCACCAAACCAGGGGCAAGAGGCCCTATAGGACGGGAGCCTCGGTAGACCTCCGCCATCCAGAAGGGGTTGGCCGACGCCGACTCACCGGGATCCGCCGTGGGGGGATTAGACGAGGAGTTGTACTCCACATAGGCCGCCATTGAAGAAACCTGCTTGTTCCGGAAGAAGTCCTTGAACTCCCCCGCTCCCGGTTGGAACTCGGTTCCCACATTCGACCCGGTCCACCGCATAAATACCGGGGCACAGGAGATAAGCCCACGTGAGTCGGGAGACCCCATGCTCGACAAAAGCACCCTCTGCCCAAGCGTAAAGGGGGCCACAACGGTGCTGTCTCCTTGGACCACGTATCCAGCGCACCCGTAGTAGTTGGCCTCAGACGGGGTGGAGCCCGAGGGATCAAACGTAGTTCCCCCCCACGACCCGGTATCCCAGTACCTAATAATGGCGGAGTCCCCCAGCAAACTCTTGTTTCGGGTCACCTCATCCGTGCCTGTTGCCGGGACAAAGACACCCCAGTTCTGCGTGCCAGACAAGGGTCCTTGGGGCTTGAAGAACAGGGCCCGACGCTCCAGAGCCCCGGTGCTGGAGACCCAGTTACCAGCCCTCAAGAACTTGAAGGGCAGGTCCACCAACTCGGTCATGCGGCTGGTTGAGAACCACATGAGCGCCGCATGGCCTGTAGCCCCAGTCTCCGTTTGGGTGGGCCGGTAGGTATAGAGGCACATGGTGTTGGCGTCATAAGCCAGCTGGACTGAGCTGATCGTGGAGATCCAGGTGTTCTGTAGCAGGTTGTTCAAGCCAAGCACGTCGTCTACCTGACCCTCGGCACTAACCGCCTTCAAGCCACGGTTACTTACGAAGTAGATGAGATTGCCTACCGACTCGATACCCCACCTAGCTGCCAACCCAAAGCCTGGGTGCATCTCCTCAATCCGAGCAAATGCCCCCTGCCGGCGGATGTGGTAGAGCCTGTCCTGAGAAAAGCCCAGCATCATCGATCCAACTTTGCGAAGTCCGATGATCTCGTTTGAGGGGGTTTGTGGAACCCACCGACTAAACGGGCTAAAGTTCTCCGGCAGGATTTCCAGAAGCGAAGACCACCTCAGCTCCCCCAATCCAGCCGGGGGGGACAGGGGAGTCGTGCCAGTTGGGAGTGTGGGAGCGCCCGAGATGCGGCTAACAAACAGAGTGCCTTCAAGGAACTGAGCAATGCCTCCCTTGGGCATCGTCGCCTCGAGGTTGCCTCGCTCGACATACACATCCTTGTATACGAGCACCCGGTCTTGGTTTGACGCAAAGCCCTCGTAAGTGGTAGTGTTATTCAACCCGTCAATCGTGACCGTGACCTCCAGGTGCATCGGCGCCCCAGAAGCCCCACCGCCAGTTGAACCCTGATTGACGGTTCGGTAAACGAGTGCCCGGTCATACCCCGTCTTATTGCGGACTGAGTATTGCAACATGCCTCGAGCAGAGTCGAGGTTTAGTGTTGAAGTCTCGTGAATAAAAACTTCTCCGTTCTCGCTGATGGGGGTCTTACGGCCTGTGGTTGTGTTGATGTACTGAATCGCAAAACCATACCGCCCACGAGTCAGCCTGTTTGCGTCCGTAGTCCCTGTGGGGTTTGGGCTTGGGCTTGTGGTGCTGCCTGCGTTGTAGGCCCGAACAACAAGATCCGCTGTCTGCGGAGTTGCAAACGCTGGCGTAACGTTGCCACCTAACAACGAGGAAGACGCTGCGATAGCAAGAACGGTTGGTCGCGCCCCCGGGCCAGCGGGCTCTGCGTCAACGTCCAAGCTAAACGCGCCACTCGCATTCAAGATGTGAAGCGAAGGGTCATACCCCCTAGCAAACACAAAGATGTACCGACCCAGAACCTGAACGTCTACCTCCAAACCTACAGCCCCGGTAATCGTTCGAAGGCTAATCTCTGCAATCGAAGACCCGTTCCAACCTCGGAATAGAAACTCGGTGTTGCCTCCGTTCTCGATTACAAGAACGTAGCCATACGAAAACGCCGTGGCGCTGCGGAGTGGGTTGACTGGAAAGCAGTTGACCAGCGTCCCGGTTACCGAGAAAGAATCAACGCGAACAAACCCCGGATGTGGGCGAAGTCCCCCCACGTGGTTGCCGTCAAAGCCGATCAGATCCCAAGCAGTTTCCTTGGGAAGAGACGGACGAGACTGGGCTTTCGAGGAGCTTACGAGCCCCGCAAAGTTCCAAGTCCAGTTTGTTTCAACGTCAGCCACCCCTTGCCTCCAGACGATCCAGCCTGAGCCGGAGGTCTGTCAGGTCCCGATCATGAACCCTATCTGTGCCCGTGAGGTTGATGGTGGTCTTCACCAAGTCGCTTACCACGGCCTTCAGCTCCGTCACGCTTTCCTGCTGGTTCGTCAAGATCTGGTCCCTCCGACCGATCTCAACGGGAAGCATGATGATGCCAGTCAGGATGCTGAGGAAGGTGCCAGTCTTGGTGATCTGGTCCCAAATCTGGGGGAACGTGTACTTATGGTTTGGGTTGTAGGGGGGCATTGGTGGACTTCTTTCGTTCTTCCAGAATAACAGCGGACTTGAGCAGCACCAAGTAGTTGATGGCGTCCACGATGGTGTCCTGCACGCTCTCGTTGACCTGCAGCTTTCCCTTGCTGATGAAGGTCGCCAACCGGCTCACCTTGTCCAAGAACCGAATGAAGATCCCCCCACTAATGGTGCCTACCCCCAAGTGGGGGCCAAGCTCGAAGTTGCGGAACGGGTTGTCCACCCCGTTGGTGTAGTCGGCCTGCTTGATCTTCATGATGGACTGGGCCAACTGGCACAGGTCTTCGTGAATCTCCAACACCTCGTCCGTGGTCATGGGGTCTCCTTGTTGGCCTTGCGCCATGCGGCGTCGAACTCCTTGTCCGATGCCCGCTTCATGGCAATCCATTCCCGGAGGGTTTCTGGCTTGTCTTGGGCCAGCGTTGCGGCGGCCATGTGGGCCTCGTCCACCTTCCTCCGGGGGAGCCACCCAATGGCTACCCGGATGGCGGAGAATGCCCCGGACGCCGTACCCACCCACACAAGGGCGGCACCGGCGGCTGCAATCAGGGCCCACTGCAGGAGGGTGGCCCACCATGGCACCACATCCTTGACCCCCGGAAGGGCCTTGTGGATTCCCCCCACGGATTTGGTGATTGCGGAGGCTTCGGCCTGGATCTCGGTGGCGGATCGAATCGACTCCACTTCTTGGGAAGTGTGGCGGATTTGCTCCGCCAGCCGGTGGATCTGGTGGGCGTGGCCGGAAATGGCGTTGGCCTCCTCAGCGATGTGCTGGGAGGCCGAACACCCAAGAACAAGTGTGCAGAGAAAGATCAGCCCAGCTTGTCGGAGATCCACGACCCGAGCTTCCCGAGCGGCAGGACGTTGCCACCGATGTAGCCAAAGGCGAAGAGCATGACACCAAACCAGACGCTGCCAATGAACGATTCCATGGGTTTCTCCTAACCCCCCGACGTGGGGGGACCGGGCCAGTATATCACCATTTTCCAATGGGGCACTTCTCTTCGGGGATCCTGACCTTCAGGTTCACGAAGCACCCGCACACCTTGCAGCTCTTCCCCGTCCACTGGTCACACCCCTTGCACACCTCCAACCGCGCCTTCGACTCCTCCGTTTCCGGCTTCGTCAACGCCTTGGCCGCCTTAACCGCCCCCTTCGCATAATGCATAATGCCTTGACTCTCGGGGGAAGTTGTATGGGGGTTAGGCTGGATGCTAGAGGTGGCGGGTGTTTTAGCAGCCTTGAAAGATTTGACTCGGCACGACAACATAAGAGCGCGATTCAAAGCCGCTAGGACTCCAACGCACCTCCCATAGAAGTCCTCATCAGATTCCTCTTCTCCTTTTTGAATGGGCATCTGACCCCCCGCTTGTTCGTAGAGTTTAAGAATATTGGGGGCTGCATTTGTCAACACCGGGACCAAAGCAGTATTGACATCTTCAATAAGTTGCATAAGGAGTTTTTTCTCCTCAGCTCCGCCTTCGATTTTTATTGAGTTCATGGGCATCCACAGAATCCAGTGCAATCAAATGTTACGGGGTTTGTAATTTCAGTACCACTAGCACTACCGCTACAAGGACCCTGACAAGTTATGTATGCAATTTCCGTATCAGTAGCGGAAGGGTCTGTACAGTTTGGAGAGTTGCAAGCCCTAGTAGCTCCTACGATGGCACCACTAAAGATCTGAGTAATATCTGGGTTGCAAAACGCATCTGTAAAGTTGAACGTGGTAAGTGTAAATGGGTTAATAAGGGCTTTACAACTTGCCCAAGTTGTCAAAGAATTAGTAACCAACACATCAACATACACACATTGAACACCAGGCTGGTTGCACGATCGAGTTGTACCGTTACCTCCGCACGCTACATCCTGTTGTTGGCACGTGCACGTCATTGGATTTGGGCAGGCAACGGGAGCAAACAACGAATCTGCAATAACCCCAGTCACATTTGAGCAATCAGATCCCCCTGAGTTGCAATCAGATGTAGTTGTGCATTGAGCGTATCCATTCCAAGTTTGAATGTTTACCTGAACCCACCGACAAATTACACAATCATCGTCATTGAGGGGGGGTGTGCGGTCTGAACAGATCCTTGAAGAACAGGGGTCAGTTGAGAAGTTGCCAGCTACTGCGTTGCAGTCGCACTCTGTAACCCCGTCAAAACAGTCACCATCAACAAGACAGCACGAACCTGATAACTCGCTGTCACAACACTCTGTAACGCCAGTTACAACCGTACCCCCTGATTGAATACAAAGGCATTCATCAATGCTGATGGGGGCTCCTATTCCAAAACAACAGTCCACAGTAAGTTCTGGGTTACAGGGACAAGAATCTGGATCACAGTTTGTACCTACCCCCAAAAACGTGCCGGAAAACAAATCACACTCGTCGGAAGAAAAGCCAGGAAGACACCCGTACAAGTGGTGACAGCACGCTCCACCCTCTCCTTCACAACAGCAGCTGAGGTTGGCAGCCAGGGATCCCCCCACTTGGAACAGCTGGCCGTTGTAGGTGTAGAGCGGCACGACCGGACTGTATCAGACAATCTCACGATAGACCACGAAGGATCCGGCCTTGCAGGTGATGGCAGAGCTTGCAACCTCTGAGGCAAACCGGGCGATCAAGACCGCATCAGCATCGGCCAAGATCATGCCTCTCATCCTAGCCAAGTTTCTGGTTGTACTTCCACTACTGGTGTTAGCAGTAGCTGGAGAATCAAAAGCAAGTACGTTTGCGTTTCTCGTGGTTGTTGTGGCGCCTGCGCTATATTCGCTGCTCATTACAAGACCACCAGCGGTTCCTGCACTGGCGTTGACTGCCCATCGGGAGCCAGTAGCACCAGAGGCCGATGCGTAATAGCAAAAGAATTCAAATTGGTACAACTTGCCGCTGGTGATTGCAAACGACAAGCCCGTCACGTCTGCAATCGTGTTGGCCACAGCGTTGTTGTTGACCACATCTGAGTTGAGAACAACGATGTTGAAGCCAAGATCTGCAGGACCCGCAATCTGGTTGATTGAACTCTTGACCGTACCCGCTGCGGAGATCACCACAAACCCACCACTGTCAGTCCACTGCAGGTTCTCGTCCGGGGCCAGGTTCACTCTGTAAAGCAGCCGAGCGCCCACACTGATTGATACATAAGCCGACGAGCTGTCGTCGTTGTGGATGGTGATGAAGTCGATGCCCCGCATGTATCCCACGGCTGGGGCAGCGACCAAGTTCACGGGGGTTGTGTCGTTCGTGTCGGTGGAGGTGAACCCCGGAGTCAACTCACCAACCTGCGTGTCACGCCACGAGGCGTAGCAAGTTAGCTGGTTGCTGGCTACGGCGGTGTCGAGCACCACTTCCAGATTTGTGCTTGAGTTGAGGTAGATCATCGTCAGGTTCCAATCGACTCGATTCGCATGACCTCGTCAAACTCCACACCACCCGGGGTAGGCAGCCCTTCGGGGCAGGTGTTGACCGGCTCAAGGCCATTAGCCGTAGTACCGGCACAGGCGGTACTGGAGTCTGCAGACCCATCAAACGAGGTGATAAGGCCGTCCTTGATACGCAGCCTAAACCTCATCTTCAGGATGTTGTTGGCATCAACAGCCGGGTCGTAATACCAATCCTCCAACACCGGAATGTCGGTAGTGCCCGAGCATGCGGTGTCTCCCGTGGCCTTCCACGATTCAAGGTCGGCGACCCGCTGGCACAACTCTGAGATATCGCACGGGGCAAAGCCCGACACAAAGTTAGTCACGTTCTGCATGAAGGACTGCAAGTCATACGAGTTCTGCAGTGCGACATTCAAGGGGTTTCCGTAGTTCGACGACATGTCGATGTACGGAGAGTTGTATGTTGGGTTGCTGTTTACGCTGAGGGAGATGGGTGGAATCTCCGGCATCCGGATCCCCGCAGCCTGCACCGTGATGTTTGACTCTCTTTGAGAGTCGGAAGACGGCTGAACCGTCATGGGCGGTGGCCCAGGAAAGGAGAAGCTTTGCCCCCAGCCAGAGGACATACGACTCTGCAAGCCAGAGCTGAAGCTTGGGCGAGTGAGCATTACGGCTTCCAGTCAGGGTTGTCTGGCGTGTACTTCTGCCAACTCTTGCCTGTCCGTGCCTGCATGTTCGACAGGTTGTCGGTAATGGTCTTGAGCGCCATGCGGTACTGCTCAACAAGCAACGCATGCTGGGACTGCGAAACCTTTCGCCACGTTCCCAACTTGATTGCAGAAGCCAGCGTTACCGCCTCCGTCATTGACTGGAAGTTAGGCGGAGCAACCTCATAGCTGTAGTTTGACACCGACAAAGTAAACGGCCTACCCACCGTAGCAACTCTCGTTGAGGTGTTGTATGCCGTGATGATGCGCTCCTCGTGCACGTTCGCGCCATACAGCCTCAGGGTCTGTCCCGCATAAGCGTTGGGACGCTTATCAAGGAGGCCCAGCGTTGGAACACCTGCAAGGGTGAACGTGGTGGTTGTGGTCAAGTATCCGTTAGCCGGATCGCCCGGACCACTGTGAGAGTAGTAGTGGGGACGCATGTCCCCGTTGGACAGGTAGAGAACAGTGATGTCTTCCGCCACATCTGGGAATGGGCGGAAACAGATCATGTTGCCCTCCAAGATCCAGCCTGGTCCCCCCACGGCAAACATTCCTCGGGGCGTCCACTCGCGCTCGTGCAGACCGTTGTCGTCAGAGCCGCTGGAGAACTTGACTACTCGAAGCACCTCGCCCACGCACGGTGGCAGGGTGTAGCACTCTTGGTCCTTGACCAGCGAGATGTTGAACTTGAGGAGGACCGGGTTCTCCGCGTTCAGGGACAACCGGGCCTGCACATCGACGATCGAGGGCATCACGATGTGCTGAAGCAGGTACTGATCGTTGTACTTCGCCTCAAAGTCCGCGTCATCCAAGTAGCCGCGAAGCCGCTCGAGGACCGTCTTCAGAAATGATTCGCTGCTATCCATGGGCTACTCCGAGGTGCTCCAGTCCATAAACTCGTCAATCGAACAGCGATTCAAGAATAACGGGGTTCCCTCGCCCTTCCAATCACTTTCTACCCGGTACTGAAGGTACTCATCCGCCTGCTCCTCCGTCAGGCCGGCGGCAGTCATCAGGATCTTCTGAGCCTTCTTGCGGTCGTAGATTGCCAGTGGGGGGCGGTGAAGGCACCAAGCGTAGCCAAGGAAGGCATCTTCAAAGCCCTCCGCGACCAGGGTTTGGTTGGGGTACTCCTCAGCCATGTGAGTAGACGCGACCGGCCTGCAGCCTGTTCAGGTCCTCACGAACCTGCCCAAAGCCGTCCGGGTCTTCCATCTCGGACTGAACCGGGGTCATTCCCATTTCCATCTGAAGCGCCTGGTACTCCATCCCCAGCTTCCGGAGTCTGGATGCCGCGCTCTTTCTGGTGTCTTCTCGAGCCTCGGCAAGCTGCTTCTTGAGAGACGCCATGCGCCTCAAGTTTGACTTGGCCCGATCGACGACCGCTTGAGCAGTGACCATCCGAGCATCAAAGTATTCCCGGGTGGGTCTGTTGTCGGGGGCGTAGGACTCAAGCTCTTGGGCGTATAAGGGGGGATAGATCCAGTCAGCAAGCACGAGGTTCCCTGTTTCGAGGTGCTCGTACTCAAACAAGGAAGGACGCTGATAGTGTCGTCGCATCCAGAGGATGAAGTCACCATCGGGCAGGATCCGATGACGCGAGCCATCCATCTGCAGTCCATTTGCACAGGCCTCCCAAATCGGGTCATAAACGACCTGAATGTCAACAGTAGGGCTACTTGACTCCATAGGGCTTTGCTTTCTTCACGAGGCGGGGCATTCGTTTTGAGAAGGGCTTGGCCGACTTCGACCCTGCTTTCAAGACACGTTGAAGCGTAGCATAGTGGAGTGGGTGCAGGTTCTTCGTTCGCCTGCTTGGAAGCTCTGGATTGATCTGACGCGACCTGCCCGCAAGTGGTCGAGCCTTCAGGGCCCCACGCTTTAGCCTCGCACTGACCCGAGACCACACCGACTTGATTGCCTTCTTCTTAGCCATTCTTCAACCTCTTGGCCATTCTACGGATGGGGCTGACCTTCTTGCCAAACGCACCCTGCATTCCAACACGCGACTTCTCCGCCTTCTTGGCCGCGAGCTGAGACCCACTCATCTCCCCCCGCGTCACGGGGGTCTTGCTGCTCACCCGTCGAGACGGTCGGCAATACTCATTGCTGCCCCCCGCTCCGCACGCCTTGCCGGTGCGGGTGTCCACCCACTTCTCGGCGGTCCACCGCTTGAGGTTCGCGCCGGCCTGCGTCTTCCGCACATTGCCACTGGCCTTGCGGCACTTGGCCGTGGCCTGAGCCGCACGGGCTGACCACTTCCCGTAGGACGCCATCACCTTCCGATAGCACGCGTCCTTGGCCACACTAGCAGTTCCAGGCCCTGAGGGACTTGTTGATTCGGGAGTTGGGATCCCGCGAGGTCTTGGCGCTCGTAAGCTTCTTCTTCATGCCTCGCATGCGGGCACAGAAGGAGTTGCGTCGCTTGCCACCCTCAGGCTGGGGTCGCTTCAAGTTCCCGCCCGTAGCCTTGTTGTAGGCACGGCGGCCAAGCTCAGAGAGTCCCCCCAGCGGATTCTTGTGCTTCGCCTTGAACTTGAACTTGGGTCGTTTAGCCACGTTAGCCCTTCTTCTTGGCCATGCGCTTGAAGGTCTTGGCTAGGTTGTAGCGACGAGAACCGGGCTTGCAGGTTGGGCCCCCGAACTTGGGGCCGGTACACACGCCCTTAGTGCCACGACGCTTGATGCCGGCCGCAACCTTCTGGATCCACTTCTCAGCCACGGCTTAGTCCTTGGCCATGTAGTAGCCAGCCGCGCCGGCCGCGCCGTACTTCGCAATCTTCTTGCCAAGCTTGCGCATCTTCTTGGGGTCGCGAGCAACCTTGCCCAGGCTGGACATCAGCTTGTTCGGCGGGGTCCGCATCACCTTACGACCAGCCCGTCGCGCCGACTTGCCCATGCCCATCACGCCTTCGCCCATGCCACGGGCAATGTTCATACCGGCAGAGCCAGCACGACGAGCCTTCTTCACGGTCTTGGAGCCCTTCACTGCGGCAATCCCCTTCTTGCCGTAGCTGATGCCACCGCTGACGGCCTTCTTGCCCATACCCACGCCCTTCTTACCGTAACCCATTGCCTTGCCGAACATGCCCTTCATGACTGTTTCTCCTGGGGCCTGTAGCCCAATTTCCAGAGGACTCGAGCAATCGCGGTAGCGCTGTCCTCAACCACGCTCTCGTCGAGCTCTGGATGCAACGCATGCAGCAGCTCGTGCACAATCGTATCCAAGCGAAGGCGACCTTCAAGAGTCTCCTTCACACGCACCACGTAGCGACGACGGGAACGCCCCGCGTCGCAGTCGCCCAAGGTCGAGCGTGAGAGTTCGCTTGCTGAGACAAAGCGAAGATCCACGATTCGACCGCAGCTTTGGATGACTACTCTGTCAGAAGACATCGGGCATCCTCAGCAACTGGGCATCCCAGTCCTTCAAGTTGAAGGGTGGGACAGCCCGCATGTTACACCGGATTAGCCCCAATGCAGCCCCCCACTGTGAGGTGTCCTTACGTCTCATCCACGTCGGCTGAAGCGGACCACACGTGCCCACGTTCATGTACCACCACGGAAGCGGAATCGCAGCCGTGCGCCTGCACTGCGTAGGTGGCACGGGGCGGTGAGTGTGACCGCGCACCACTAAGCGATTCGAGTGCCCCCCACAGAAGTTCGAGAACTGGATCGCCTCCAGCTCGTCACTCGAGCGGCCCGCGTCAAAGCCGTGGGTCAGGATCACCGGTCCAATCTCCAGACAGCCTGATCGGTCCTTTCGGTACTCCGTCCACTTCCAGTGCTTGGCCTCACTGGCAAAGGGTTCCACATGCAGGAAGTTGCTCACACCGCGCAGAGCGGCCGGAATGCGGCGGGGGTCCGCAGCCTGCAGGTTGTCGTCATGGTTGCCCATAATCGCATGACAAACTGTCCTCCTAGGAAGGACAGATCTCAGGCTTGCCATGAATGCGGCCGCATGCTTGTATTCGTCCAGCAGGTCGTGCTGCGACTCGTCGGGATGGACGCTCGCCGCCGACGCCTCAAAGATGTCCCCCAGATGCACGAGATGGGTCAGGCCCTCCAGAGATCCCAAGGTGTCAAGCAGCCACCGATGGACCGTGGGGGGCGTAAACGGAGAATGCGTACAGGAGAGGACGGCAATGACCGCCTCTCCTGCACGACTTCTCGTAGGTGGGGCTGCAGGCCCTCGCCTGACCTGCAGCCCCTTGCGCTTTCGGGCCACTTATGTGGACCCTCCAGGAAGATCGCTACTCAGCGATCAACTCGAGTACACCTTGTCGTAGCTGCAACCCGTCAGCTTCAGACCAGCAGGCTGGTCAGGCACCAGCTGCATCCGGATCATTCCGGGCATCTGGACAGCCTCGGTGATGCTGGCGCCGTTGTTGGCAAGGATCGGCCACTTGGTGGTCGACATGCCGGTCAGGGCGGGCATCACGAAGTTGAACGGGATGAACGACTCGGCCTCAGCGAACGACTGCACGCCCTGCGGGGCGGGCGGGACGTACCGCTTCCAGTTGGCGCCACCCTTCTTCAGGCCGTAGACCACGCCGTCCTCGATGTAGGTCGAGGTGTAGCCGTTGTAGGTCTTGCCTTCGAAGGTGAACTTGAAGCCGTCCTCGCTGCCCTCGTTGTTGAGGGACGAGAGACGACCCGTGCGCTCCAGAGTGTACTGACCGATCTTCTGGGCCTCGTAGGCCATCCACACGCCGTCAGCGGCGATGAGGCAGTCGATCGTCTGGCCGTACTTGTTCTTCGCAGCATGGAAGCGGCGGATGTACTGGCGGAGCTTGTGCTCAGTCAGTGCACCGACGCTGGTCTGCCGGAAGCTCTTGAACTCCGGGTGAGAGGTCACATCAATCTGGTTGCTCGAGTCAGCCTCGGCACCCAGCAGGATGTTGTCGTTACCACCGCTACCGAACTTCATCCAGCTGTTGATACCGGCGATACCGGTAAAACCAGCTGCGGTCGTGCTCGCGTTCACTCGGCTGTTGGCGTAAGTGATCCAAATCTTGGTGGTCGCAGACGTACCACCAGTCGTGCACGTGATGCTGGCAGTACCGTTGCCGAACTCACCAGTTGCGGCAGACAGAACCACCTTACCGGTGAGCTCGTCCACAGCAGCCACGAACACCTTCTTACGGGTGGTCAGGTTCTGGTTTGCAGCGGCATTCGCGGTGTCGTTGATTCGAATTGCGGGACCGCTGCTGTCGGTGTAGACATCGACTCGCTGACCCACGTAGAAACGATCCACGGCACCATTGCCCACAACCAGGGTGACTCGATCTTCGCCCGTGGGTGCACCGTTCGTACCGTCGCCCTGAAGGCCGACGTAACTTTCGGTGTACGCAAGAGCGTAGCTGTCGCTCTGGCTGACGTACCAGTAGTTGCACAGCGTGTGGGCCATGTTCTGAGCAAAGCCCTTCAGCTTCGGGGCAATCACATCACCGATGAAAGCCGGGGTGGCCTCAGCGGTCATCTCGCCCAGAGTCACTGCAAGGTTGGTCAGCATGGCGCGCATGCCGATGCCCAGACGGTACGGCTTCTGAACCGGACCCTCAAGAGCGCTCGGCCACACCTCGGTCGCGCTCTGCGTGTACAGCTTGTCACCACGACCAAGACTGGTCGTAGCATCACCGTACAGCACAAAGTCGTTACGAGGACGAGCCTGCTCGATCACGCCGGTCAGACCGCCGCGATACACCTTCAGAATCTTCAGGTCACGACCGATCGCACTGGCCGGGCCCACGCCCTGCGAGGTCACGACGGTGTCGCGCCAAGCCGGATCGAGGGTGGGGAGGATCGTGTCGACGTTCTTGTTGATGATCTCTTCGATCTGGTTTGCATGAGTATCGAAGAGAGTTCCAGTCACTCCAAAAGGCATTGTTGTTGTTCCTTCGGTAAGGGGAAATCAGACGCGGTCAGTTCCCTTATCGAGGCCAGCAGCCAGACGACTCAGAACGTCTGAGTTGTATGCGTTCAGCTGCGTCTCGATGTCACCGGTCTTCATTCCGGGCTTCCACTTGGGAGCCGGCACCGGCTTGCGGGAAACGAAGTAATCCGAACCGCTTGCTGTTTCCGGCGCCCGACCAAGACGGTTGGGGTCGCCGATTACCGAGCGATACTTGGCAACCACAGACTCCGTAGCCCGCTTTGCCTCTTCCGCTACCCAGGCTTCGTTGAAGGTGCCAGACGCGTCTCGGCGCTGCCTCAGGAAATCCAGTGTCGTTTGACGGATGTCCCGTTCGATGGCAGCCCGTGCGTTCTTGGCGGCCTCGTCGCCGTTCAGTTCGCGGAGCTTGCCCAACAGTGTACGGGCATCCTGAACTCCGTCAAGAGACCCATTGATCTGCTGGTCCATGTGCTGGCCAAGGCGCTCCGCCTTGATCCGCCTGACTTCCTCCTCAGCGACCTGGGCGCGGCGCTGAGCGTCAAGGATGGACTGGGCCACAAACTCGGTGTCCTGGTCGTCCTCCTCGTCCTCTTCGGGGTCCTGTCCCTCCACTTCCGGGTCTTCGTTTTCGTCAACCATTTCGTACTCCTCGTCTTCCTGGCCACCTTGGGCCCAAGCGCCAACCTGCCGGTCGATCTCCTGCTCGGGGAAGCCGGCATCCCGAAGCAGCTGGCGAGCAGCTTCAGTCTTCATGTCGGCAGGAACGTCCTGCCGCATCACCGTAAGAGCGGCCTCCCGAAACTTCGAGAGACTTTCCATCTCCTCGCGAGCCTTCTCGAGTTCCTCGCGCGCAGCGGCGAGCTCGCGAACCGGAATCTCGCGGCCCCCCACGCGGACGCTGGTATCAAGGTCCATGATGTTGGGGGTGGTCTCATCAGTCTCGTTGTCAATCTCCGGCGTGGTCTCGTCAGTAGCCATTTGGTATTACCTCTGCATGGGGGGCATGCCCGGCATACCCATTCCTGGGGGCGCGTTTTGAGGTCCCATGGCCATGGCGGCCATCTCGGGCGAGGGGACCTGCGGGGGCAAAGTTGCCCCCATGAACTGGAGCATCGACTGCTTGTAGTCAGAGAAGGCGTTCTGGACCTCTGGTGAAGCAACCGACATGACGGGGCTGGACATGAAGGAGGACAGCAGGCGCATCTGGATGTCAGGCCTGGAGCTGTCTGGGGTCAACACCACCTGCCCCGGATCGTTACCGTTGCCGTAGAGAACCAGAATGTTCTGGACTCCCATCTCGTAGGCTGATCGTTCCTCCTCAATCCACATCGCGAAGTCGAGACCCTCCTTCAGGGTAAACAGCTTGAAGGAGTCGGGATCCATGAGGCCGGCTCGAAGGAGTGCCATCGCCTCTTCCTTGCGGGCCACTTCGCTGCGTGGGTTGACCTGACGAACGCCGAAGGTGAGGTGTCCCACGTGCGGAATCGGGTTCTTGTCAAAGGACACGCTGCCATTCTCAAGGTCGATGACTGCCCCTGCGAGGTCGAGCGTAAGGTTGCTCACCGGCACTGGCTTGGGGAACTTCACGAGATCCGCAACTGCGCTGCTTACGATTGAGCGGTACATATCCCCGAACGCCCTCTGAATTCCGATTGAGGGGTTGGTCATCGCACGGGTGATCTGCTCATCAAGGAACTGCAGACCGGTCGCGCTGTCCACCCGACCCTTCTCCTGAATGAGGTCTTGGATCGGGCTGATGGCGTGCATCACCTCGCGGGCAAACTGGGCCACCTTTCCGGGGACATCTCCGGCGTTGGCTGGGCTGATGTTGATGGGGTTGAACTTCTCGTTCAACGGATCAGGCTGGTAGGCCATGACACGCAGGCCCTTGCCAACCTCTCGAAGCGTGGTTCGCTCGTTGAACGCACCGGCTGGAAGCACCAGAACTCCGTAGCGGTCCACATCCCGGATGTTGTTGAACAGGCTCTTCATCATCTTCTCCGCCTCGCGAGAGATGCCGAAGAGCAGGTCAAACATGCCGGCTCCATAGAAGGTGCCGGTGTCCATGAAACGGGCCCAGCCCAGCGGGCAGTAGACCACACGGTCGGAGTAGTCCTCATCCGACAGCACCACCTCGCCACACGTCACCACGTATCGGGCGCAGGTACCGCGAGGGCCATCGAGCCAAAGCTCGCGCACTCGAGCCACCTTTGTGCTCAGGAGGTTGGAGCCAGAGGAGATACCGGTTGAGATTGCACGGCCGTCAAAGGGATTACGAACAGCGTCGCCGGGCTCATCCAATCCGGCATCCTGAATGGTGTCGCCCGGGTCGGTTGCCCAGTATTCCATCCGGTCCAGGTTCTTCTGAATGAACGACTTGCCAAAGCGCTCCTCCAAGAACTCCACCGGAACAACGCGCTGGCGCAGCATCCCCTGCTTCTTGGCGTGGTCCTGATGCAGCGCGGGGAAGGGATAGACCTCACGCGGGTGCACAACCTCAAGGTCTGCCGTCAAGCCGACCGTGGGAACATCAACCAGGTGGCCCTGAATGCCGCAGCATCCCAGCGTCACGAAGTTGTGTGCAAAGTCGCTGACCACCTGCGACAGGTGATTCTCAGCAACCAAGGAATCTGCAACCACCTGCGCGGCAGCACGCTCCCGGATCATCCGCAGGGATGTGCCCTGCCGCATGATTCGGGGCCGAAGATCCATGCTCGCGATCCGGGCCACCGTGCGGTCGATCATCGACAGAAGTTCCTGGCTTTGGAACTCGACGTTCCCCTCCTTGTCGAGGTAGTGGGGGGACACTCGACCGTTGTACGGGTCAAAGACATCGAACCGCCGGGCACCGTTCAGGTAGTGCCAAGCCAGCATCCACACCGCACGCCGGTAGGAGTACCTAGCCCTCTCCCGCTCTGCGTGCATACGCAGAAGCTTTGCAATCTCGGTAGGGTCCTTAGGAAGGCTGATTGTCTGGGCGGGCACTTGCGATTCTCCTTGCTACGCCAAGTGGGGTCCACTCAGCCGGGATCTCATCATCAGACACCTCAAACATCCCGGTGAATTCAGTGCGGGGCTCCTCAGAAGCCACTGGACGAACCGGCGGCAGACCGAAGTCACCGGAGCCCCGCGTGTAGTACACCCTGGCCATCGCCTCGTACAGGAAGTACGGGATGGTGACGTACAAGCTCTTTTCGTTCGTTTCGTTAGACTTTGGAGCTTCCATCAGATTCCTTGGCGATAAGGAGGTGGTTCACATCATCGGGGCTAAGTCGGTTGAAATCAAGGGTAGCAAGAACCGGTATCCCATTGTCATCAAGTAGAGTTCCGGTCCTCAAAAGATCCAAACCCACCGCCTTGGGGGCGTCAGGTCCCCCCACGCTCGGGATGCGGAACCGCATGATGATGGTGCTCATCGAGACGGTGTCGAGGTGGTCGTCATGGCCCAAACCGCCGTTCTTGGCCTCGGGGTTGAACTGCTCGATCTGGTCGAAGAGTTCCCGCCAAGGCTTCTCCATCTTGAGCCACAAGGGCAACTTGATGAGTCCGTGCTCGAACCGGAACATCAGGGTGCTGATCTTGCCCTCTTTCTGCATCATGCCCACCCGCAGGGGGACGACTCGGGGGAGGTGGGTCGTGCCGGTCATCTCGGTAGCCCGCTGGCGGACCAGGCTTTCGAGCTGTTGGTACAGGGAGGCGGACTCCCGAACCACCTCGGGGTGGATGGTGGGCACCCTCCACTTGTCGGCCAGCCGGAAGACGTTGCGGACCAGCTCCACCTCGGGAGCCTTGCCAGCCCACATGTCCAGCACGAATAGGCAGTTCTCAGGGGTGGCGGCCATGACGGTTGCCACCTTGTAATCCGAGTCGGTGCCGTGTGTAAAGGAGGTGTCAATGGCCATGAACAGGCGGCACTGCTGCAGGAACTCCCCGATGGGTCGGCTTCTGGTCTGCTCCTTGTCCCCCCAGCAAATGAGGGCCTTGGAGTTGTAGGGCTGGAGGGTGAACTCGAGGTCGGGGTTCTCAAGCCACCAGCCGTGGGACTCTCGGGTCAGGACTGGGAAGTAGTTCTCCCCGCTCTCCCCCGGCCGGCCCCGGTACTCGGCGAGGTAGACCGATGGGCCCAGACGCTCCTTGATCTCCTCGAGGGAGATGCGGTTCTTGAGCTTGGGGTTGCCCCGCTTGGCATCGCGGGTAAGCGGCCACATCTCGGGCCAGCAGGAGTGGGTGATGCCGTCCTTGTCATACTCCGAATCCAGGAGCATGCGGGACCAGAACTCAAAGCGGGGGTCTTGGGCACGCGGTCCTTGGGGAGTCTGCTCGGTCTGCATGGCGTGCCATGCGTAGTGACGGCGGGAGACGAAAGTGGCCAGCCAGCGCACCGAGGTGTCGGGACGCATGAGCATCGGCAGGATGATCTTGAAGAGCAGGGTCTCCACGTAGTCACGCAGGACGCTCATAGAGGTCGCGGCCTTCGCGTCATACTCCGGGTCATCCAGGACGTAACAGCGGGGGCGGCCACCACGCTGCTTGCTGGAAGCGGAGATGGCGCGGAGCCACGAGCCGTTCTTCAGGTACATCATCTCCAACCCGAACGAGGCTTCGCCACGGCGGGGGGTGATGCGGTTGTCTGGGAAGTCGGGTGAGAAGTCGTCGAAGATCCGCTTGTTGTCAGTCAGCTGGCTCTTGACGATTTGGGCTGTTTGCTGCGCGTTGTCGTGCGAGCTGGTGGCGTAGATAAAAGAGAAGGCCGGACGAGTCAGCATCTGCAGCAGCATCGACTTGCGGATGCAACTGCTCTTCGCGAATCCGCGAGGTGCAATCACTAGTGAGGACTTGCTGCTCGCCCACTCCTTGTAGATCGAGTAGTGCCCAAGTGGGGTCGCCACCGGAAGGTCGTCGAAGAACAATGGATTGAAGTCCGCCTCTTCGTCCGGCCAGAGATAATACTTCTCGAAGAAGTTGAGGGCTGAAATGAAGTCGATCGAGCGCTGCTTCAGGTCGTCGGTTGGAAGTAGCCATTGGCGAGCTGCATTCAAACGAGCAAGTCGCTGCCCTTCCTCGGTAAGGTCAGCGTAGTCTGCTGGAAGTGGGTGCAGCGGGTTAGCCGGCCTGCCCTCAATCCGCTTTAGATCCATTGGCGAATCGTCCCCCCAGCAGAAGGTCGAGGGTTGCAATGCGGCAGAGGACCGTGATGGTCAAGGCTGGGTCTCGGCTCACAAGGCTGTTGTTGAGGATTACGCGAAGGGCGTTCGTGGCCCAGGGGCTGAGCTCTTTGTTGGGGAGAAGGCGAGACTCCAGCTCGTAGCCCAGTTGTTCGGGTGAGCCCACCAGTTCGATTGGGTCCTTGAACGCAAGATCAAACAGGATCTGTCCGCCCGCTCGAGCCATCCCCAGCTGGCCCATCGACCGAAGTTGATCCCGGTGTGGAATCAAGGCTTCCTCGGTCTCCTGAGTCACCGGAGGGGAGGTACGTGCTTGCGTGACTGGGGCGATCTTCTGACGTGACATCGGGGATTTCCTCTTGAATGCGAGAGACGATGCGCGAAGCGGTTAGCGAGACCTCAAGCTTGCGCCCGTCAGCTTCCTGGGTGCCTCGAATTTCCTGCATCGCGAGAAGGCCCGAGGCCATGGCTGTCTCGCGGAGTACAGCGCGAAGTCTAGCATGTGCACGCAGGGAGACGCTGGCGTCTGGGTCCCTAAAGTGCCGAATGAGTGTAGCGATTTCTTCCTCAACCGTGAACTGAGCACGGTCAAGAGCCCGAGCCACACTATCTGCTCGATAGAAGGTGGGTACCCCCTGGGGGACAATCGGGGCGAGGGATGTGTTGGGGATCTTCTTCATCAACGACCGCGACTCCTCCGCATCCTAGGCTTTCTCGGCTTGGTTTTGCGGAGTAGTGGGCTCTCTCGCAGGTCACTCCTGATAAACTCGGACTCCAACTCGCGACGAAGATGGGGTGCAACGGAGGTGGGACCAGCAGCAATCGGTTCCACGTTTGATAGGGCTTCCAGCTCGGCCACGCTGAACTGACGTGGCGGCTGGAAAGTTCGAAGAGGCTGTACCCGAGAACCAGTCTCAAGGTTCTGTACTCGAATACCGCCTCGGGCTGGAATTGGAAGGCGGGCTGGGGTAAGTCCCCCCACCTCGGGGCCCATTTGGGTCAGGACCTGGCCTCGGGGGTCCACTCGAGCCCCGATGATGCTGGTGCGTGGGAGTCCGTCGTTCTCCACGATACGAGAGGCGGTGCCTCTGGGTGCGGGGGATGCAGGGCGTCCCGTGACTCGGGACAGCCCGGTGCGTGCGGACTGGGTCAACTCACCCTCAGTCAGAATGGGCTCAGGTCCGCCGGATCGGAGAGACGTAACATCCTTCTTGCGCAGTAGTTCGGTGTCCTCAAGGTCTGGAACAGTCCTGGGCTCCTTACCCGGCATGCGCCGGAGGTCCTCGTGATGTGCCACCAGCGCTTGAACAGCTCGATTGGCTACGTCTCGTCGGTAGATGGACAGAGCCTTGGACCGTAGGGTTGCTCGATCGGAGCTGATTGGCACCCCCAGACGCTTCTCCAGGTTGCGAATCTCCCTCTCTGCCCGTGCAGCAGTACTTCGATTGCCGTCACTCGCCTGCATGCGGAGCTGCTCAACGTCCGCCATGAAGGATTTGATGAAGTTGGACTGTGCAACCTGAGCGTCTTCAAGTGTGCCAAATCTTCCAACACTACGTGCAAGCTTGATTGCAGCCATTTCATCGGCAGGCGTGACTTGGGCGCTTCGGATGTTCTGACGTGCCTTGTTAGACACCTTTGAGAGTCCGCCGCTTAGTTCGCCTTCTCCGGGACCCCCAGCAAGTTTGCTTAGGACCTTTTCAATCTCGAGGAGTTCTCCTTCTTCTCGAGTGCGGGTGGCCTTTCTTTGCACCTTCTGGGCCGTCTCAGTTGTGCGTTGGGCAGCGGCTCGTCCCAGGTTCACCTGGCCGGCCTGCTCCATGGTGACGGTGGCTGGAAGTCTGCGACGCAGCACCTCAGCAGTAACGTCTGGCGTGGCAGAGGCGGGGAGCTGGGGCAGCATACGAGTGATCTTGGAGTAGGGGCCCTGCCTCAGCTGCCTCTTCCGAGCCGGAGGGGGTGTTAGTGACAAAATCTCTCTAACGTCCATAGCCGGCTGGATGTATCGGCTGGCGTCTTGCTTGCTTAGGAAGCCGGCGGTCTCGAGCGGTTTGAGGAACTCGGGCTCCACCCCACTACCGCGCATAACTTGGATGGTCCCCCCACGGACTTCTCTGGGGATGTCACGCTTGAGACGTTCGCGTAGCCGAGACTTGAGCTGCGATTCTGCGGGTGTGTCCTCTGGTGAAGGCTTGAGTTGCTTGGCGACTTCAGCAAGTTGTGAAAACAGAAGGTCCCGCTGCTTCTTGCTGGCAGACTTCTTGCCTCGGAAGGAGGGGCGGTCGTCTCCTCGCTGCTTGGCAAACCGGCGCTCCTCGAAAGCGCGTTCGCGGTTGAGGGGTTGGATGCCCTCTGGTGGTTCTGGGGGCAGGTCGGGGCTAGCCGTCAGCTCTTCAAGCTTCTTGGTGGAAACTCTTCGGAGGGGGCGAGCCTTTGCTCCCAGCTTCTTGGAGCGGGCTTTCTGAGTGCCCTGGGCCTCCTTGAGGATGTCTATTGTTTCCTCAAGACTTGTGGCCGCCATCGCGCGCTTTGCGGTGCCGGAGTCAAGAGAGTGGGCGGCCTGGATGGCTCGAGCTTTTCCAGGCGGAATGGGGATGAGTTTATCCCCCTTCTTTGTAATTCGATAAACCTTGCCCCGCTTCGTATTGACAGACTGAACAACTTCCAAGTTCTCTGCAATCGCAAGAGTTGATGAGGAGGGGCTTTGCGCTCGGCCTGTGGGATACAGCTCCTCAATGAGGATTCCGGCTCCCCGAAGTACGCGAGACCAGTTATCGCGGAATCGGTTGGAGACCTCGGTGCGGCCTGCCCTTTTGGAGGCTTTGGAGAGCTGGTCAAAGATGTTTGCGCCGTTGGCGAGGGCTTCAGCGTTCCCGGGAACGGGCAGGACGAAGAGCTGACCTAAAGCGTCGCCGTAAGAGGCGACTGGAACAAGAACCTTTGGGAGTTGGTAGGCGTTGTAGCCCTTGGGTCGATAACCCAGAAGCCACATTGGTCGGTTGCCACGAGGGGGAGTGTCGTAGACAAACGTGAGATCGGATGCAGAGACGAATCGGGGAGCCTTGGGACCACCAGAGGGAATGCGAATCTTCACGTCTCGGCCGAGCTGCTGAAACTCCTTCTCCATCGCGACGAGGGAGACTGGTTTCTCGGGGACGTTGGACTTGGGATTGTCTGGTGATTCTGCCATTTTGCTTGACAATAAGAGGTGCTGAGCTAGAGTGCGGATCCCCGGCGCCTAGCCCCAGCTCCTGCATGCAAATGCCAGTCGAGCCGGGAAGAGTTGCTGTAGATCAAGAACACAATCAGGAGGATACGCGATGAAAGCGTTGACGCAACGGAACCCGTTGGGTAGTGCAGAGCCGATGCACGTAGCAAGAAGCGTGCTCAAGGCGGGATGGACTACTCCTTTGGGGCACAAGGGTTTGCTTGAGTGGCGTGGAGAGCCGTGGGAGTGGTACGGCGGAACCTGGGTGCGCAGGGATACCAAGTGGTTGGATGAAGCGCTCTGGGTTGCCTTGGAGGATGCGCATATCGCCGTGCGTACTGCCACGGGGATGAACCTCCGCAGGCTGGCTCCGACCATGGAGACCGTGCGGAATGTGGGTCAGGCACTGAGAGCGATTACGCGAATGCGGCATGAAGTGGCGCCGGCGTGGTTGGGCGCTGGTGAGGGCCCAGATGCCCAGTGGATCGTGAGCTTTCAGGATGTGATGGTGGACGCCCGCACGTTGGAAACGTCCCCCCGCAGTGAGTTGTGGTTTGAGCCCCATGTTTTGTCGGTCTTGTGGGAGCCCGAGGCTACGTGTCCCACGTGGGAGGGCTGTGTAGCGGAGTGGAGCGAGGGCGATCCTGCGTGGCAGGAGCTGCTCGCTAGGGCGATGGGCTACATGATGCTGCCTGATAGGGCGTTCCAGCGCTGGTTGTTGATGCACGGGAAGGTGAGGGGTGGCAAGGGCACGATCATGGGCGTCGTAAAGCAGTTGCTGGGGACGGCGGTGAAGAGCGCAAGCGTGGCCCAGTTGGCCCAGAACTTCGGGTTGTGGGGGCTGGAAAGTTCAAGAATCTTGAATGTTGCGGAGTTTGGGGCGGTGAACAGCAGGGAAGGTGAGTTGGCGGCTGCAACCCTGAAGAACATCGTGGGCGGAGATCCAGTGACGATTGACCGGAAGTACATGGAGCCGCTGCGGGATGTGCAGATTGCGGCGTTCCCTGTAGTCCAGAGCAATGAGATCCCCAAGCTTCCGAACAGGGGTCAGGGTCTAGCGAGCAAGATGCTGGTGTTGCCGTTCACCAAGAGCTTCTTAGGCAAGGAGGACCTGGGTCTGGCGGCCAAGTTGGAGGCTGAGTTGCCTGGGATCGCGGTGTGGGCACTGAGGGGTGCGCAGAGGCTGCTGTGTGAGCAGGATTCGGCGGCTAGGTGGCCACGGCCTAGGGCGGCTGAGGACGCGTTTGAACGGTTCAGTGTGCTGAATGCCCCGATGCAGGAGTTCCTCGAGGCCAACTTCGAGGAGTGCGAGGGCGGGTTTGTCTCTACGAGCGTGATCTGGGCTAGGTGGCAGGAGTGGAAGAAGACCAACGGCCTGCGGGAGGAGCTGACTCAGGCCAAGCTGCTGCACCGGATCGTCGAGGAGAGCAGCTGGATGCTGGGAAGGGCCCGGTTGGGTAGCGAACGGATCAGGGGTTTGAAGGGCCTGAAGCTAGGCTCGGAGTAAGGGCATATAATTCAGAGATGTCGAGTTCTGGATTTGAAGTTATATGCCTCAACTTTATCGGGCGGTGGCGATATTGGGCTGGAAACGGGGGTGGTTTCAGGGGGGTGACCACCTGTGACCACCTCCGTCCACAACTGGTGGTCTAGGTCCCACCCAATGTTATCATTGACGGTTTGGGGGGGTGACCACTATGACCACCTGTATAGAAAAAGTCTTTATGGCTATAGTGTTCCTAGAAGGACTTTGTTGCTGGGAGGTGGTCAGCCTGGTCACCCTGGTCGGCCAGCTCCTAAAACACTTATGGCGGCCCAAAAACGCGTATTCCTGGGTGTGGGGGGCGACCACGTGTGGTGGTCAGGTGGTGGTCAGGTGGACGCCGGCCAGAAATTTCCAGAGCGGTGGGGCCTTTGTAAGCCCACGGCTCGCTCAGTTTGGGGGCCGGCCGCCGTTGGCGTACGCGTGCGTCAGACCGGCAGACGCTGCCCTTCGGCCATCGAGGCCTGCGGTCAGCACACAGCCGGCGGCTAGCCGGCCCTCACGTTTCACTCAATCCTGAAATCCTCTTGCTTCGGCGAAATGCGGGTTGCCCCCCGCGTGCGGTGTCGGGGTTGCAGATACAGCGTGCACTGTGCACGTCTGCTGACGACCCCGCGACTACCTCCTTTGCGTCTCAGACGCGAGGTTCACAATGCGTAACTCGTTCGCCACTATCGTCGCCGCTCAGGCTCGCGCCGCCCTCCCCGTGCTCTCCGAGATCGCGGACGCGGCGCTCCGGAAGCCCCTCGCCTTCACGGTGACGGGCTGCTCGGAGACCGCCAAGGGCGAGACCGTGCTCAACGGCACCGTCACCCACGGCAAGGTCACGTACCGTGCCGCGATCTTCGGGATGTCCGACATCCTCGAGGCTCTCGACGGTGCGGAGCCGAAGGTCGACCTCGTGCTCAAGCTCCGGTTCGAGCGGAACGCCCGTTCGAAGGGCGTGTTCTTCGCTCGCAACCGCAGCGAGTCGGTGACGCCTGCTGAGGCGGTCGACGTGATCGACACGATCGACTGACCCACACGGGAGAGGGGGTAGACCAGGCTCGTAGCTTGGTCTACCCCAATCCCATTTCTACGAAAGGAACGCTATGTCAGCCATTGAGATTGCACTCGCGTCTGTCCTCATCACTACGCTCCTCGGCCTCGGCTTCGCGCTCGCGGCCATACGTACCCCCGCCTCCCGCAAGGAGATGGGCATTCGCCTCCAGGACGACGACTTCGACTGGACAGACTCTCGAGACTGACCAACGGCCAGGGAAATGCTGGTCGTACCCCCGGCGTCGGGCAGGGTGAGCGCGTTGCTCGTCCTGCCCACGCCACTCATCTCTCACATAGGAGACACACACGTGCTTAACTTTGGTAATCCGATTCGGCAGTGCACAGAGACTGGACAATGGTTCTTCTGGTTCGAGTGCGAGACGCAACACTCTCAGCTCTATCCGACTAAGGAGAGTTGCGAAGAGGCACTCGCTGCGTACTGCGAAGACTTGGATAGTCTCACTCTCTAACCTCTGAAAGGAGATACACATGCGCAATACCACTTGTCCTCACTGCGGCGGATGCATGATGGGAGACGGAGTCACCACTCCCATTCATTGCGAACGCGTCATACTGATCTTCGACCATTACGAGGAACCCGACTGCGACCCCATCACCTGCGCTCATGAGCCGATCGAGGAAGACCCGGGCGACCATCCAGACTGGTACCCCGCCTCACCCTCATCGACTCCCCGTAACCCACTCTATGGGGACACACTCACCGAGCAGGAGATGGCGAACGGCTGGCACTACTGCCCCGCCTTCGACTACCTCCTCACCCAGGGTGAGAACCGTACCGGGGACCGCTGCTACTGCGGCCACCCCAATCACTCCGTCTAACCCAGCAGACTGCTAGGCAAATGCTGGTTGACCCCCGGTGGGCAGGCGGGGTGCAGCGCGTGCTGTGCCCCGCCCCCACCTCCACATCTACACAGGAGAGACACGTGCCACAATCTACAGCTACCCCCATCACTGACTCCGCCTTCGCCGGCGTCCTCAAGCACGCCTCGAAGGCGCTCTTCCGTCAGACCCGAGTCTTCGAAGAGGTCCTCTTCACCGATGACTACGGGTTCCTCAACCCACTCATCGACAAGGAAGAGATCACGGTCGCCGAGTTGGAGGCCATGCTCACCGCATGCGAACGGCTCACCGCCATCGCACGCATGGTCCACCTCGCCACTCGCAACCACCTCAACCAGAAGGACGGTGGCCCCTCCGTCATTGCCACGTCCGACCTGTCAGACATCCGCAACTACCTCGACAACGCGAAGCGCAAGCCATGATCGCCTTCGCATTCGGCTTCCT